AACCTCCACCAAATACGGATCTCTCAAACTCGTCTGCGGTACGCGCAGATAGGTCCAAGGGATTCGCAAATGGAGCGTATGATTGGCTAGATGAGGAGTCACCGACAGAGAGAAACCTGAGACGACTTCTGGATGATCGGAATAGAGAAATTGCCAGCGGAGAACTAACTGAAGATTTTCAGGACGAGTCGCTTCGAGAATTTATTGAGGACCTGAATCGACGCGAGCGCAGTCCGGGCTATGTTGCGCCTAGACAAGGTTACGCTGACCTACCCGAGATGGCTTCTGGGGGCTTTGCCGGGATGGGATACAAAGACGGTGGGGACATCCCCTTGTCAGATGATGACACCCTGAACTGGCTGGAAAGGCGAGGGAAAAGAAGAGAACTAGAAAGGGCACTAGAGGCCAAGGGAGAAACAGCGAGTGCGGCCATGCCGGAAGTCAGCCTACAAGATCTTGCGCTAATCGCTCCGACCCTAAACGAGGGGCTGAGACAGGGGCGACCGTCGCTGGGCTCTAAATTGGTGGAAATGAACTGGGCAGGTATGCAGGACCCCACATCCCCAAACAGGCAGATATTGGAATCAAGGGACACCACCGCCATCAACAGGCAACTGTTGGCACTCAAGGATGAGATTACTGGGGGCGACGAGATAGATCTTAGTATCTTGGATCAAGCGATTCCAGAGCATCAGGCGTTGGCACCCCTTGTAGATACTTCCATGATAGATCGTGATATATCAATTCCTGACTATTTAGATGAACCAGAATGGAAGCGTACAGGACGAGCAGCAGATCGTCGTGTGGAGGATGTGCTGGAAAACCTTAATTGGTCAAACGATCCAGAATGGAAGCGTACAGGACGAGCGGCAGATAGGCGTGTGGAGGATATACTGGGCAAGATAGGCCAGGCTCCCTCTGTGCCTGATATGCAGGCGTTCGGCACCGGCTTCTTGCCAATAACTACGCCTGACCTACAGCAGAATAGTTCTAGCAGAATGCCTGATGGACCTGGGGTTACTGAAACAAGTTCAAGTACGTCCGATTTTTTTTCCGAGGAGTTAAGTGGGGCTGGAGGAGATTGGAGTATAACAGATCAGCAGATACTTCAGGATCCGCAAACCGGACAGTATCAGGTAGAGATTACCTTCAGGATGCCTGATGGATCTGAGGTTACTGAAACAGGTTCAAGCACGAGCCTACGCCTTGCGCGTAGCATGGCCCGAAGCAAAGGATTCGCTGCCGCCGCCCGTTATAAGCGCGATCACCGTGATCAGCCTGACGCTTATGCATACGGTGGTATGGTTGGCCCAGCAGGGGACACCACCGCCATCAACAGGCGGCTATTGGCACTCAAGGATGAGATCGGCGGGGGTGAGGAGATAGACGAAGATGCGGATGGCGCGATGAAGCGCAGGCCGAGAACCATTGAGGAACTAGAGGCTTTGTCGATGAAGAGAATATTCGACTTGGCTACAGCTAAGGAAGAAGAGCTTCGCCTACAAAACCCCGCAGAAAGAGCGCAGGAGGAGTACTGGGATACACGGCTTAGGCGGGAACAGGATAACCGCTTTAATATTTTGGCTGCGGATGTTGCTGAAACAATCGGTAGCAGGACAGGGACAGGCGATATTGCCCGAGGATTGGCTGGCGCTGCTCGTAATCAGGTAGAACAAGGGCGACTAATCACGGACCTTGAGGGACTTCCATTCGCAGAGGATGTTCGAAGATCCAGGGAGAGTACATATCGCGACCAGCTTGCGGCTCTTGGTGCGGCAGCCGATACGCTTGGATCCCGTGGGGAACTGGAAGCAACCCTCCAGCAACGAAGGGATGAAGTCGCAGATACTATCGCTGCCCAGTTAGCTAAAGATTATAGGATAACGAGTGATGACTATGCTATGACTATGCAGGTAATCGACAGGGCTCTGATGGAAGGGCCGACACCCCAGAGAACGAAAGAGCTAGAAGAGTGGAAAGCACTTTACGAAGATAAATGGCTTAACCAGGGATTCTAACCCGCCGGAAGAGATAAAAATTATTTCTTAGACGACAAAAAGAACTTAAATGCCCAGACGAATACAGCTACCTAATGGCAGATGGGTCACCGTTCCCGACATGGATCCATATGTGCAGCAGATTATGGATCGTCGTCGCGGCCTTGAAGAGGAAGAAGAGGACGAAGGCACCTTAGCCGGATCTGCATGGGAAGGCATTAAGTCCATACCGAGCGGTGTGGCAGATATATTTTACTCCGGCCTCCAAGCCTCTATCGGCGTAGCCACGCCATTTGCAGACCTGCCTGTAGAGAGGCGGTTGCGCGAGCAGGCTTCAAAAAGAGCGCGTGAGAGAGACCCCGCCTATCAGGATGCCTTCCTTCCCGCAGTTGGTACGGGTGTTGGTCAGGTCGCAGGGCTCAGTGCCATTAGCCGACTTCCATATGGATGGCACGCCGCTGTGGGCGCTGGTGTAGCTATGGGCATTAGTGATCAGACACGCCGCATAGCAGACTACGAGCAAAAAACTGGTACAGATGTGCCTTGGTACAATGAAAGCGCAGCACATCTGGCGGGTGCCCTCATCGGATTGTCAGAAGTGGTTCCCATCAAGTTCGGGATGTTTCCGGCTTCTGTGTCAAAAATGATGACCAGAATGAAGGGTGGCGTCACCCCTAATGCGGGTGGCCGTATGTCGCTACTGGAAAAGAAGTATGGACTTGGTGCCGCTGCGAGCATGGCCATGCAAGAGGCCACGCAAGAAGCATCTGCCCAATGGCTCCAGTCTGTTACTGCCCGTGGCCTGTATGATCCTGACGCTATGCAAGACTTAGCTCACTCCATGGCGGAGGATTTCAAGGTTGGTGGCGCTGTCGGAGGGCTGGTGAAATTGGTTCAGCATCAAATGCTTAATCCCAGGCTTAGGACGGCTGACCGGGATTTGGCGGCAGAAGGATCATTAAGAAGCAGCAGGGGACGAAATTATGCACTAGCAAGGGAACTCGACGACAACATTACCGGAATAACTAGAGAGTTGCCGGAGCTATTAACAAACGTTGGCGTAAATCCAATACTTGCTCGTGACATCAGTGAACAGTTCGGGGGCATAACGGCTGCTATACCCCGTGGCATGGACACAATACTAAAATCTGGCAGCATCACGCAATCAGACGTTCGGCAATTGGTGGTAGAACTCCAAACCAGAACTGACCGCGCCAAGAGCGAGCTAGACAGGTTGATCCAACATCGTCCGGCCTCAAGACAGGAATATGAAAAAGCAAAGGCCGCCTTAGATGTAATGACTGCCGATAGAATTAAAAACTTGAGCAGAACTACAACCGAATTGCGCGGTGGGCTTGGCGATATGGGCGGCCTTACTGGGAATGAACAGTATCAAGAGGCTAGACAGGCGGACCTAGAGTCCGATACTGGTGCCACAAGAGAAACTGTGATGGGCGTCTACGAGACGAGGAGGCAGGCAAGGCTGAATCCAGACGATCCCAAGACAAAGGGCGTATGGGCCTCGTTTAAGTCAGCGATACGATCTCTAATGGGTGGCTCATTTGGGATAGGTGGGTTCTATCAGATGGCCGAAGACCTGGGGGTTCGCAGGGGGCCAGGCTCAGAGAAAATAAATTTAGGTGTCGATCCGAATCTAGCATTGTCGGACATGGGGCTCGCTTCTTCCGATAGGAGCAGCTTCGACGCCGCAGAACTTGGGGGTGTAATATTTGGTGGCCGTGGCGACCATAGCTCATCTACCCCTCAACGAAAAGTTGATAACAGTGATGTCATGGACAACCTTGTGTTTCCAGACATTATGCTGGAGGCAACGAGGGGTCCCACGGGCGTACAGTTGGTGGGGGTCAGGGCACAACTGAAGGCGTTGGAAGAGAGGAAAGCAAAGTTAGAGAAGCAGATTGACAACCTTTACGAAAAACATCCGTTCACCCGTGAGATGGATGAGATAGCAGAGGAAAGAAAGCACGCCGATGACGAAAGTTGGGTGCAGTACAGAGACTTGAGTCAGGAATTCCTCCTTAAGCAGACTCAAATGGTTAAGGCAAATATATCACAACTAAATCGCGAAAGAAACGATATTTACTTGCGCCTACTTAACCAGAGGCTTCAACAAGCTCAAGATTATTTTGCGATTAAGGGTAACCTTGGATACAAGCAGTCAGCCGCCAAGCGAGTCCTTGGTAAGGCAGATGTAAGGGCTTTTGATACATGGCTTAATGGAACTATCGCTTCTGTGAACCAGAGCCAGATCAATGGCCAGAATATGGCCCAGCTTGCCGCAGATCAGCGTGCAAAATTTGAAGCAGGGTTGGCCGCAGAGACAGACATCTCAAAGGACGCCAAGGCTGCGCTAACGGTCAAGTTTCTTTCTCAAAATGCACAGGAGTTTGGCACTCAACCCCGTGATATCTCCGCACGGCAATTTATGCAAGTTGCCAATCTTTTCGGTGCCGACTCTAAGGTTGTGAAGGCCCGTGCCCAGGGCGCATTCGCCCTGAAGGCGCTAAGTGACATCGCTAGGTGGCAGGTAGATGACAGACTGTATGATGTGACCGTGGACGGGCTGCCAGACATAAACGAAAGTGCGCCTGTAGTAAAACAATTTTTAAGCAAGCTGGAGGGGCTAGTTACCGACAAGAAAACTGGAAAGGTTTCCTTGGAAGAGGGCAAGCCAGGGTATATTTCTGATGGGGACATTGTAGAGCTTCTTAGGTCTAAAAATATTTACCTCAGGGACGAAACAAGGATCGGTGAATCGTTAGCAAAAAAGACGAAGACCGGGGTAAAGAGCAAGCCGTTTGAGAAGTTGCTTCTTGATATGACCGGGGCATTAAGCTGGGAAAAAGCGACATACTCTCAAAGGCTGCTGATGTACTCGCGCTTGTTGCAGCTTCCCGCACATTACACTGCTCGGGGCAACCCCGAAGAACAACGCTTCCTAGAGGGGAAGGGGGAGCTAGACTACAGACCTCTTTTCCTGCCTGACTTTTATAACGACCCAAGCATTGATAGTCATACAGACTTTATGATCGACGAGGTTGCGAATATAACAGATCAGGGGCACCACAAATGGCCATCCCGAGCAATCGGTACACTGAAGAACAGAACCCAAACGGCGTTGGGTAAAGAGTTTGACAGTGAGTCGTTTTATGAGGCATTGGCGCGGCTAATAGAAACTGGGGTTTTCAACCCCACGGACTCAGCCGCCCCTGACGTTATCATATCTCCAGACTCATGGCTTTATGCCGCTCCGACAGACGAAAGCCAGCTTGAATTAGGACAAGACGCCGGAGGCCTGGGAGACCCCATAGCAGAGGTGCCGACAAGAGCTGCCCAGAAAAAGGAGTACGAGAGCAGGGAAGGCGAAAGGCAAGCAAGTGCGGTCAGCAATTCCAGGGTGCGCCTTAATGTGGAATACAAGGCGCTGGAGGATCCATGGGCTCCGACAAGCGAGGGTATGACGCAGCCTGGGGACACGAGGGCGCAAGACGAAGCATTCTGGGTCAGGGAATCAAAGCCACAACTTGTCAATAGACTCTTGACGGACCCCGATGCGATGTGGGCTGGTCAAGTTGACGAACTATGGGCGAGATATAATGAAAAAAATACAGGCAAGCCGATAAGCAGGGAGGACTTTGTAAAACGGTTTACTGCGCTCATCACATCTACTTCTATGTTACAAGAACTTAGTGACATGGAGGTCCTAGATACCGTCCGGGGCGTGGTGGCACGCGGCAAGACAGCACCTACCGAGGACCTGCTTGAGCTAGGAACTGCCGAGGGTCGGAGTCTGGTCCAAAGCCTGATAAAGGCTGGCGCACTCCCTTCTTCTTTGCAGGATGACATCCATGCCAGGAGAAGGCGGTACGTCGATACGATGACGAAGCGATTTGAAATATTGGATGCAAAGGTTGAAGAGGTTTTCAAATCAACACGGCTCCCAGACAACATACAGCGTCAATATGTAGATGATCTCGACGGGTTATACCAATTTCACCGCGATGTGGCAATTGGCGGTAAGCGGATGGAGGGCGTTCGTGCCCTGTACGACGCTCCCGGCAACAGGATCATCATCAACCTTGCCTTGGTTGATCCCAACGACATGGCCAGCGCACAAGAGGTTGTAAAAGATGCAGCCTTCCACGAAGGGCTACACGCGCTAATAATGCGAGATCATTTGTTGGACGAAGAATTAAAAACACTACGCAACTTCGTCAGAAACCAACAAAACATAGTGCCAAAGGAGGTGGACCCGGACGCGCATGATGCGAAAGTAACGTGGTTTGAACGCGCCATTGCACAGCACAAGGATAGCCAGCTAACCGAAGGAGATATTGAAAATGAAGCTATTATCTCCTTGCTACAAAACATGGTACGCAACCCCGATGCGTATGTAGCGGGCAAGAAAACCCGCAAGATCGGTGACGATCTCAGGGGGTTCCTTGAGAAGTTTGTGGGTGCAGCCAAGGATGCTGACATCGTTGACGTTATGAGAATACTTGGACGAATAGAGCGTGGCGAAGTTGGTGAGCGTGGGTCTGGGTTTGGATTCATAGATGGCGAAGAATACACAGACGATTCTATAATTAGATCCAATATGCTGCTCCGTTATGCAAACCCAGCAGACATAAAAGAACTAAGAAAAGCTATTGTTCTGCGCGATGCTGCACCGTCTGATGGGATGAGGCAAAGCGAACAGGCAAAGGTAGATGCCATTGCTGACAGGATCACCAATAGGCGTGAAATTATTCAGGGATCGGCAGGGCCGCCCCCCAGTGCGGTGACGAGCGTAGAGGATGAGCGCATCTTGCACGAGCACATTAATGCCACAGCTAGGGGGTCCCAGCCATTGCTGGCCCTAAGGTATGGCAAAAAGGACCCCGAGGCGTACAAGCTAGCCCTAAATACGTTCATAGAAACGCGCAACAAGGATCCCGAATACGCCTACAGGATGCCCGCTGAATACCAAACGCTCTTTGATAACAAAGGGGATCTTGATCAGCCGGGAGATGATACCAGAAAAAGGTGGATAGACGCGGGGTGGGTTACGCCAATAGACGCGGACGCTACAAGAAAAAGTGTTAAGAAGTTATCGGATCTTGATAACAAAACTGGAGATACCGTTGAAGAGACAGAGAGCAACTTCGATAAAACTGTTGAAAACTTACGCTATCTATACTTGGATCGTCGCCAGTGGGTCGTGAAGCAGACCGACAGACTCCTAGCTGCACAGAACAGGGCAGAGTTAGATGCCGAGACATCTGCCTTGGTTATGTGGCGCAATTCTGACAATGCACTTAACTGGCTACCGGGGCTGATGCTTAGGGGGCCATTGTCCTATTTGGGCACATCAGTTGGATCCGGGAGATTTGAAAATGCACCCGTTTATGACAATGATCTAGCGGAAAAATTCGGAGGCGATGGCCGGATCGGAGGGCTCAATGAAATATTTGCCCCGATTATAGATTCCAAGGACCAAGAGCTTGCAACCATCTACGGTGCGGCCAAGAGGATACTATGGACGAAGAAGCGCCGTGACGCACTCAGGTCTGCGACTGGGCAGTACGGCCCACTTGGAGATCGTACTTACGACAGGAGTGATCTCGACCCCTCAACAAGACTCAAGCTGGAAAAATTTGAGGCCGCATATGTGGCCATCAATGAGAACGACAGAATCAGCGAAGATGAATTAAATCAAACCATCAGAGATGTAGAGGAAGGCAACCCACATATCGTAGAGTTCTGGGATCGTTATAACGCATACGACAATCACATGATTAAGATGTCGTACAACACTGGCATGATCACCAGGGAGGTTCGTGACGAGTGGATGGCTATGCCATATGCGCCGTTCTATCGTGACGTAGCTACGGAAGAAGATTTTCCGGTAGGCTCACGGCAAGAGATAGCCAAGCGTGGAAAGAATCTGGTAGAGAAGGCCCTGAAGGGTAGTACGGGACCGATAAAAACATCCTTGGCGGATGGGATTATCCAGAACACGCAGGCATTGGTTCGCGATGCCATGATGAACGCGGCAGTGTCACGAACAGTTAGGGACGCCGTGTCCCTGGGTGAAGCAAGAAAAATAAAGATCAGTGCCCTGGAGGGCGTTCTTGATAACCGTGTTGTGCGAGTCATGGAAGAGGGCGTCCCGGTTTTTTATGAACTTGATGATGTCCGACTTGCTATGTCCACAATGCTACTGGGATACAATCCCAAAAAGCAGTTGCAAGAATTATTTGGAGAACACAAGGCTGGCGAACTCACGCAGAAACTCCTTACGGGCTCTTCGGAGTTGTTAAGAGAAGCTGTCACAAGGACCCCACCCTTTGCTTTAAAGAATGTTTTCAGGGATTCTTGGAATGCCATGAGCCTTACTGGCGGGGGACCAAAGCTTGTTCTTCAGGCGTTTAAGAATGCTTTCGATGTAGACATATTGCGTAGAGCGGACGAGGCCGGACTATCAATAGGGGTCGATTTTGTTGCGGAGCCTGGCAGGTTCGGTGAGAAAATGAAGAAGGAACTTGATAAGGCCAATCTAGATTGGAAGAATCCGCGCTCCCCCTTCGCCGCACTTTGGAATTTCACAGGGCGTATCGCCAAGCAGTCTGAAGTCTCGACTAGGCTTGCTGTATATGATCGCGTACTGGCCATGACGGGGAACAAGTCGCTTGCACAGTATTACGCCATAGAAATTATGAACTATGGCCGCAGAGGTTCAAGCGCAACGCTCAGTACATGGATGTCTACTGTGCCGTTTATGAACGGCAGGATGCAGGGCCTTGATGTTACCTATAGGGGCCTTCGTGGCAAGAAGGGTTCCTCTGATATTCCAGGGATTGCTGGGTACGGGCTAACTGCCGATCAGTATGAAGATCTTCCCGCATGGCAGAAGAGTACAGGGTCGGTCCTGGGGCGTGGCCTTATTTTGACCGCCGCAACCGGAGCCCTCTACCTCTTGATGCGAGATGATGAGGAGTGGCAGGACCTGAGGGATGAGACCAAATCTGATAACTGGGTGCTTCCCCTGTCAGATCATGCGTGGCTAAAGATCCCCATACCATTTGAAATCGGCGTTATTTTCAAGGTCATTCCGGAGAAGATACTTGAAGCGATTTTTGAAAAAGACGTAGGCGCGGTCGATGTGGGGGAGGAAGCTTATCGACAATTACGCACCTCACTAAGCATAGGGGGACCACAACTGTTTGCCCCAGTAGTTAATGCGATGCGTAATTACGATACGTTCAGAAAGGATGACATAGTTGATCATTGGATGGAAGAAACCCTGTCCCCCAACGAGCAACGTAATTCGTATACAAGCAATGTCGCTCGGGGTATGGCAGACCTAGCCAACAGTATACCATTGGTTAAAAACCTAGACTTTCTAACATCTCCCATGAAGGTCGAATACATGATGCGTCAGTACGGCGGCACGATGGGGGGTTATGTGATAACGGTCGCGGACAGGATAGCCCGTACTGGGCCGCTCGCGGATGAAAGCGTGGTCGGCACCAACAAAGATTTTGACTTTAGGTCCATGGTCGGTGGCGAAGGTGTCGCCAATGTCCCCATCCTTGGCGACCTATTAACTGACCCCAGAGGGCGCGGGGGCAGGCAGCAAGAGTTCTATGAGGCCCTGGAGGAACTTGATCTCGTCGTCGCTACGCTAAGAAGTATTACCGAAAGGGATCACCAAAGGGGCTTTACTTACGCAGAGAAGCACGCAGGTCTGCTGGAGAATCAAAGTCAGTTGAGGTCTATTGGCAGACAGTTGAAAGAGTGGCGCGAAGACAGGGATTATCTGGCAGAGATACCTCGCTCATCAATGTCTGATGACAGGAAGCGAGAGAGTTACAAGAGGTTACTTGAAGATCGTCAATATATTTTAAGAGACATTGATGCCCTGATGGAATCTATAAACCGGAGATGATGTGCATGAATATTATCAGTGAAATACTTAAGGATGAGCGCGGTTCCTTTAGTGCTGCCAGAACATTCCTTTTCGGAGCGTTGGTTTTTACGGGCGTCATCATAGTGCTGGATTCGATGGTGCTGGCGGTGCCAGAGATTGCGTACACCCTCCTGGGTAGCCTTGGCGTGGGGCTGGTTGCATGGGCTGGCGGCCCACGGGTGGCTCAGTATCTAGCCCCTCAGGTGGGGGCAGTGGCGTCTGGGATTGCCAGGGCCGTGAGGGATCCTGAGCGTCCCAAGCTGTTGGACAATTCCCCGGACTTTAGAGAACATGACGAAAGATGATTGGCTAGAAGTCTGCGGCAAACACCTGTCGGATCACGGCACTACAAACTTCTCTGCCCTAGAGATATGTGATGTTGGGCGCAGGAGCGGCGGTGCTATACTGTCCGCCCCCCCAGCGGGGAGCTTGGTTCCAATGTGGGAGAATGCGTACAAGCTGATCGACGTTCTTGAGTGGCTGCGAATGGAGGGTGGCACAGCTAGTGTGCTCGTCAACAGTTGGTATCGGTCCCCGCTATATAATGCAGCGATAGGAGGCGTCCCTCATTCGATGCACCTGACCTTGGGTGCTGCGGATGTGGTGAAGGCGGGACGCACCCCGTCCGAAGTTGCGGATATACTTGAGGGCCACCCAGACGCCAAGCTTCTGGGCATAGGCCGTTACAGAACCTTTACCCATCTAGACGTAAGGGGCATGATTGGCCGTCGATCACCTGCACGGTGGGGCAGTAATGTCTAACGGCATAAGATCATTACCCCGGTATCGACACGGTGGGCCACACCCTGAGATCCCACGGGGTAATTATCCGAGCATCGGGCCAACGCCATCATGGGTGGAACGTGTTGCTGCTCAAATTAAATCTGTTCCACGCAGGATAAATAGAGCCTTGCAACCAGAGACAGCCGAGGAAACTGCTGCTTTGGTCGGTGCATCTATGATCCCCGGCGTTGGTGAGGGTATCGACATAGCTGACATCGTAGCTGGAGCGCGGACATCTGACCTTTCCAGAGTAGGATGGGGTCTGGCGGGGCTCGCTCTTCCTTTTGTCGCTGGCTCGGCTTTGCGAAAAATAAAAAAAGGCGCACCAAGCTCGTATGGATCTGCTGGTTGGTCAGGCTTTCGCAAAAATAGTCTCGTTTCTCCTGAGGTATATTCAGACCATTCTGAGTTGTTCAAAGCTGTTACGCAGGATCAGGAACACGCAGACGCCTTGGAAGCTATTATGAAAAATAACAATATAGATCCATCGTCTTTAGGTGATTATGATTGGGACAATTTGATGGACGGAGAACTGTTTGATTGGTGGCCTCCAGAGGCCCACATGGGCCGTGAGGTCCAGAGGACCTTGGCCGAGCATATTGCTGATAATGCACCAAGTATTAGTAAAGACCTACCGCTAGGGATTACTGCTCTTGGGCGTGAAGCAAGAAAATTATCAAGCAGGATTGCCCGTAAGTGGGACGACATTCGCCTTCCGATGGACGAAGCATCTGTTGCAAGGCGTTTAGATGAACAAGAATATTTGCAACTTTTTCATGGGACAGGTCGCAGGGGAAGAAAGTTAGAAATAACTGATGACGCTCCCTTGGATAGAGGTAGAGTGTTTTATCAAACAGCAAACCCCGCCACAGCTAAAGATTACGGCGAGGTCATCAAAACTTATTCACGGGCACCCAACCAGCTTCGTTTTGATGCAGAAGGCGCACCTTGGAATGACATACCACTAGAAAACGTTCGTCGGCATATGGATCTTGATGACCTTGTGGCGTTTGATCGGCTGGTAGGGAGGTACGCTCCGAAGGGAAGCGTCAGTATTGACACTGATAATCTTTCTCATATTGCGCGAATAATGGGCTATAGTGGCTTTGATGCAGATAGACTAAGGGACGCTCCCTTTTCAAGTGCCGTACAGTGGGAGGGGGAGTTATCAGATGTTCCGTCTTTTGTGAGAGCTATTTTAGATCCTGGGCTTATTAGGTTTGAGGGTGCTAGGCTTGATCCACGCGATTTGGGAAAAAATCTACCATTATCTGGTATAGTGGGACTGTTAGGTGTTGGAGCCGCTGGGGCTGCTCGCAGAAATTATGTTGAGAGAGAGCGCCGCGATGAATAACGGCATAGACTGTCCGCGCTGCGCTTCAGAGAATGACGATGATGAAGAGTTTTGCTGGATGTGTAGATGGGACTTCAGCAAGGAATTCTCTACCTGTGATCAGTGTCACAATGAGCTAGAACAGGGCGAGGATTGTTTCGTTTGCAAGGAAGATCCTACTGCGGGATCAGCAGTCTGGAGATCGGAGAATTATAAATGAAGCATATAGTGGTGTGCGTGGGGGACACACACTGCGGCTCGACAGTCGGGCTGTGTCCTCCCGAAGGATTGGAGTTGGATGACGGGGGGATGTATGAACCCAACAAATCTCAACATTGGTTGTGGGATAACTGGGAAAAAGCATGGGCCGCAGTCAGGTCAGTTAAGCGCAAGAATAGAAAAGCAAAACTGCACTTGGTTCTTAATGGTGACCTCATTGATGGAGACCATCATCGCACTACTCAGATTGCGAGTGGGCTGACGGGCGTTCATGTAAGGTGTGCGCTGGAATCACTCAGGGTTCCCTTGGCACTCAAGCCCGATACGGTACACATCCTAAGAGGTACACCTAGCCATGTCGGCAGGGCAGGTGGGTCTGAAGAGGGGATAGCGCAGGCACTAAGCGCAGAAGGCTGGAATGTTATAAAAGATCCAGACACCGGAAAAAGATCATCGTATTCAAGGTTGATTCAGATCGGTCCAGTTCTGTTTGACATTAAGCACCATGGGCGTATGGGCAGGCGGGCACATACCAAGGGTCCATACATCAGATGGTTCGCTCAAGACATCTTCTTCAACTACATGATGGACCATGAGCAGCCGCCCGACGTAGCTGTCCGGTCCCACTTCCATCAGTTCGCTGACAGCGGAAGGATTCACAAGGTGAAGACCAGGGCCGTGGCACTCCCCGCTTGGCAACTCGCTACAGAGTATGTACATAGGGTGGCTGAGTCCTTGGCTGACATTGGGCTTGTATGGTTTGAGATTGATGACGATGATTATGACATGAAGACCGTACTTTATAAGCCCGACAGGCCAACAACTGTGGAGGTATAGGTGGGACAGGTTACTGAATCGGAACTCCTTCAGCAGGTTAGGGATGCCCTAGATTTTTCCGAGACACAAGACGGCGCAATGTCTGTGTTGGAACTAGCAGCATCTCTCAACATAAGCCCCTACGCTGTACGAAACAGACTAAGAAAGCTTATTGCGTCTGGATCGGTGGGGCTCGCTCGCGTAAGACGCGCAGGGCTAGACGGAGTTGTTCAAAATAGGGTGGCCTATCAAGCCGTCAAGCAACAAGTAGACAAGGACTGAGGCACGCCAGGAAAACCTCCGCCTAAGGATTATTTTTTGCTGCATCAGCCCTGCCCTTGCTGCTATATTTTTAAAAAATTGTTTTTAGTGTACCGAATGAACCGTATCAAGGCGTAACACCCGTAACGATGAGCATAGAATCAAAAGAAATCGCCGTGCTGGCGGGCGTTCTCATTATACTAATCCTTGGCCTTAGGGGTTTTAGCAATGCGAAGGTCGATGCTCTAGTGACAGAAGAGCGAGTGCGGATACTAGAGGGACAGCGCATAGGGCTTGAGCGTCAGATGGAAGAAGCCGCTGAAGGCTACGAGGTCCTGCGCGATAGCCTGGATAGAGCCCATGATTCCATAGCTGGGGTACGAGAAGATGCCGTCGCAAGGGCCTCCCGTGCCTCTGTAAGCCTTGCCACCGACATGGAGGCACTCAGGGATAGTATCAGTGTCGTTCAGCCCGACAGTGGCCTAGGAGAGATCGTTGACAGAATACAAGCGGGCCATGAAGCTCAGGTCCAAGCGTATGAGGCCCAGGTCAAGACACTTGAGGCAGACAATCTCTTACTGTGGCGGCGGGTGGCGGTGTTGGACTCACTGTGGATCCAAGAGCAGGACCTAAACGCATCCCTTAGAATTGAGATAGCCGCCCTCAACCAAGAGTCTGACGCTTGGCGGAGAGCGGCTAATCCCAACATCTTTAAGAAACTAGGTGGGAGTATTCCCTATGTCCTGGCTGGTGCCGGGGCCGTGATCCTTATGAATTAATACTGAGCCACGAATAAAAGGCGCTGGACTCATAGCCAGACATGAGGTCTTGGTAGTCGAAGTGCCTACCAAGGGCGTCCACGATACTTACTCGTTCTGATTCAAACCCCAGTACCTCACCGGGAGGGTGGCTGTAGTAGCAAACGCCGCTGACGGTGGTCCTGTTGAGTGCAAAGTCCCGGCCTTTTCCCGTCAGCTTCCATAAGCCGCTTGACCTCTTTGTTGGGTCTGGATTCTTTGGGCTTTTTTTGATGAGCCCCCAGTACCGAAGTTTCGCATAATCACCGCCGCCATTTATGGCCCCTGATGTGGGTATGTGAAGGTACTCTCCCTCCTTGCCATGGAATGCCATCCATATCAGTACCCGAGCGTATGACCCGATCTTATAGGCGTACACTTTCGAGTTGGCACCACAATGATTACACCTAGATATCGGCTCGCTAGACAGTTTTCGTAAGCGATCTATGTCAGAAAAATATTCAGTTTCTTTATTATCTGGGTTAAACATAGATAACTGGCTTGGACATTTTTCAGCTTGGGCGATCCATTCTGTTTCCTTGTTCATCACTCCTCCTCTCAATAAAGAATCCCAAGGGGGGCAGGGCGACCTACACTTCGTCGCCACCCCCCCCAGGTCCACTACTTAGGTTACATATACCATTTCACATCTGCCTGCGCTGCATACGACTTGGTATCAGTTGGTGTCGCATCGGTGGCATCTGTGTACGCCGCTATCGCCTTGGTCATGTACGCCGTGATACTGATACCGTCTTTGTCGGCACATGAACGGGCTTCCTCAAACAGGCTGTGCGGAAGCCTGAGTAAGAACTGTTTCCTACCAGGGGAGTCCGTCACTGTCGCCCTCACTCTCTCCCTCGCTCTCGGTGTCTGTGTTGTTGGTCGGTTCGTCCATGGGCTTGACACGCTCCAGTTCCAACCGGAAGAACTTATAATCCAACCCAGCCTTACTTGTGCGATTCCACATGGCGGCTCTCAGGACGGGCATTGTACCTGTCTTAGCTCTGTCTACCATCGCCTTTAGGAATTCCCTAGTGAACTCTATCTTGCCTACCTCCGAAGGGTGGCGGTCGGTCTTAGCGTACTTGTTTGCGAAGACCGCAAAGTCCAACTTTGGGTCGTTGTCGTAGTCACTCATCGTTCTTTCCATCCTCGTTATCGTGAAGTTGTAATGCACTCTCTGCGAGTGTCAGGATATCCTTCCTTAGATTGACCAAGGTGTCCATGTCACGGCCCTTGATCGCACTGGTGATCTGCTTCTTGGCGGCAGCGTCGGCGGGTGTCCACCCTCGCTTGTGCAGGTCGGTTATTGTCGCCTTGAGATTCGTGATCGCCCAGTCCACCTCCTCGTTGGTTGGTGTTGGTTCGGCTTGCGACTTGATCGGACGTTCGCTAGAAAGACTGGGCGTAGCGTCCACTGGGGCATCCTCACCAGCATATACATATGCACCTAATCCCAGGACCCCAAGGCACTTCGTGAGACAGCGTTGTTTCGCGTCAGAGATGGCGCGGCTGTCGGGATTAGTTATTGCCCTGTTCCTGTGGTCCATTACGGGCAACCACATCTCTCTCTGTACATCACTCCCAATGGATATGGAGCAGCAGACAGATGCGGTGCCACCAGGGTAGGTCGTGATATCCCTGGTTACGCCCTTCTCGTCCGTCATTCCATGCCACTTGATAGTAAGCTGTGGGTAGTGGGCCATCATAATCGACCACGCCCAAGCCCAACTCAAGTAGGTTAGCCCTCCCTTCTCTTGGGTATGCTCGCTGACGTTGATAGCGTACAGCGTGTCCCAAACTTCCTTAGCTGTTGGATTCTTTTTTACTGTTGCCATTACTACTTCCTCCCCATTGTGGACAAAACTCACTTACAGAACACCACCCTTCACACCTAATGAACTTTGTTCCAGCGGCGTTCATCCAACGTTCCTCATCCGTACAAGGAGTAGTCTCGTCCTTGGTGTGGATGGCTATCCGTTGGGATACAAACCTCTCTTGTCTCTCCGGCGACCAAAGCGGAACTGGAATCGAAACAATTGGACTCTCTGGATAATTATTTTGCCAGCGACGACTCTTTGTCCAATCCCTGCATATCGCAACGATGGTCAAGCTATTTGTTTCAGTTCCATTTTTTCCTAGAAGCCACGCATACAGATTGAGTTGTGACTCCCAGTCAGACTTGAGGGACTTGGTTGCGGTGTAGACAGACGTAACCTTGTAGTCGGTAACGTGCCCATCTTTCACCAAGTCCACTGCACCGGAGATCTTTACGCCATCATGCTCAGAGAACAACCTCTGCTCCACAGTACCGTCACCGTGGCCCTCTAGTACAGCATGGACGCCAGACCCCAAGAGCTTCCAAAGCTCGTCACTAACGTCGGAGGTGATGAGGTCTTCATTCTCCTCCCACAGGCGGGTGATTTGCGGAGGCTGGAGCAGCCCCGTTACGCTGAAGTCGGCTTCTCCCTTGTCATAGGGGTCAGCTTCAATGGCCCTTATGAAAACATCCGGTGCCCCGTAACGGTTTGTAAGCTTCACTCCGTCCTCCAGACACCGATCTTCCTGTCATCGCTCACGAAGCGGCAGGTAAATTTCTTATTGAGCTTCTTGCCATAACGAAAGGCCGCTGACCGTAGCCGATTCTCTACCGTCCTGCGCCCATCACTGTCCCCATCGGCCTCTGCGTCTACCACAAAAGACTCCCCAACTTCTAGGTCATCAAAGGGATAATCCAAGGACCCAAGGCTCATCTTGCTGGGCATCGGTCGATCATTACGAATGTCAAAATTACTCAAGCCACCCTCCATATTCCAATTCCATAACCAGTCTTGCGAACAGTAAATTTCCTGCTCGTTCTGCGAGATACACGATACACATAACTTCTGATTGAACTGATCAGCGCATCTACTCCCTCCTTATCCATGGGCATTTCGATGAGGTCCCCTACTGCCACGCTCTCTAGCGGCAGGTCGCCCCACTTGCGTCTTGGCCCAGGATTCACGGGCGGCGGTACGCCTACTCCCTCGTAAACCCTGTACCGTGTGTGAACCTTGGCTTCTTCTTGCACCTTCAGCCTCCGGGTGTTATCGTCTGTGGCGCTCAACGTCGAGGGGAATGATAATCAACCGCTTAAAGAAACGCAATGGTATTGACAGCGATCCGTGTATCATTACTATACTTGGCGAGCCAGCCTCTAAGGCAAACTCCCGTCGCTTGGTTTACATGGGCGGTAGACCGAGGTTTATTAAATCAAAAAAAGCTCTTTTGTATTCAAGAGATTTCGATTTACAGTGCCCAGTTAGAAAGACTTTGTTTGAAGAAGATCTTAGTATAGCTATAAAGATTTACTATAAAACTAGAAGACCCGATCTAGATGAATCTTTAATACTAGATCTTTTAGAAGGTAAGGTGTTTAAGAATGACCGAAGTATAAAATCCAAGTATGTTATACATGGATTAGATAAAGAACATTCTCGTTCAGTTATTGTTGTTAGTAGTTTAGGTAATGAATGTTTAGTTAGAGATACTTTATTAGCCCTAGTAAAAGAAGAGGAGGTTACCCAGTGCAAGTAGTACAGCAGTTTCGCAGTGTAGTTTCTGGGCTTAGTAGTGGGCAACACAAGAAGCAATGTCCAGAGTGTCAGGGCGATAGGTCTAGCAAGAACCGAAGTGACCGACCCCTCTCCATCAAGGTGGACCTTACGGGGGTTAAGTACAGGTGCCATCACTGCGGAGTGGAGGGTGGGTGGGATCACAACGACGATCTTAACTTCGACTCACCCAACTCTACGGCGGCTAATAACTACGTCCCCCCGAAGAGGGAAAACTTCCCCATTAAAACCAATCGCGAAGCCACCAATGGGGAGGCACTTAACTACCTGAAGTCCAGGCACATAACCGATGAGGTTATTAAGAGCCATGCGATACTTGGCACCTATCGGTTCAATGGCAAGGTGACCCCAGCAGTCGGGTTTCCCTACAGAGAGGGCAGTGCTGTTAGCGCCGTGAAGTGGAGATCCGCTAACAAAGAGAAGCGGTTTAGCCAAGAAAATGTATGCGAAGATTTTTTTAATCTGGACCTCCATGTCGAGGGCAATGACGTTCTGATCTGTGAAGGAGAGATGGACGCGCTCGCTTGGATGAGTGCCAGCATCCCGAAGAATGTGACCATTCTTTCTATACCCAATGGCGCTCCCGCCACGGTGCGGGACGGCAAGATTGATCCGAAAGATGACAACAAGTTTCGGTATATCTGGCGGGCGAAGAAGCAGTTGGATTCTGCACCAAGGATCATCCTGAACACCGACCACGACGCTCCCGGAAGAGCCCTCCAAGAAGAGATCATCCGCAGGGTGGGCAGTGCAAAGATCTGGACGATAGACCTTGGTGACCACAAAGATGCTTCGGAAGCCTTGGGTGTCGAGGGTGCCGCATATCTTGAGCAACAGTTGGAGTACTGCGAAAGGATTCCAACCATTGGGTTACATGGCGCAGAAGAATTTGTCGATTCATTCGTAGATTTATACGACAATGGCCAGATGAAAGGGGCCTCTACTGGCTTGGCCTCACTGGATAGGTACATACAAATTCCCTTGGGTATGCTTACGGTGGTCACGGGCTTCCCCGGTAGTGGGAAGTCAGACTTGGTTGACCAGATTTGCATCAACTTGGCAAAATCACATAACTGGAAAACGGTTTACTGTTCTTTTGAAAAGCCGCCTGAGTTACACATGGCCCAGTTAGCGCAGAAGATCTGTGACCGCCCATTTTTCGAGGGTCCGTCCGCTCGTATGAGTGCCGAGGAACGTGACTTTTCCGCTGACTGGATTAAAGAAAACTTCATGTTCATGGACAGTCGGCGTGACAGTCCGAATGACATTGAGGGAATCCTAAAGACTGCTAGTGCGGCAGTAATGAGGATGGGTTGCAGGATCTTGGTGATAGATCCTTACAACCACATAAAGCTCAACTACGGCCAGCGTGAAACGGATGCTATTTCGGAGATGCTAACCTCCGTGCAACAATTCGCTCGTGATCATGCGTGTCATGTATTCTTTGTGGCCCACCCGACCAAGCTCCCGCCTGACCGTCGTGGAGGTGCCAAGGTGGTAGTGACTGGCCACGATGTGGCGGGTTCAGCGGCTTGGTTTGCGAAGGCCGACATCGGCATGACTGTGTGGCGTCACCCAAGAGATGAGGATCCCCCAGAAGCTCACATCTGGAAAACCAGATGGTCTTGGATGGGCAAGAATGGTGTCTGCCCCCTGCACTTCAACCCCATCACTGGACGTTGGCAGGACTTTAGCCCTGCGCTTGACGATTATGATTGGGAGTTTGAGTAAGGACTAATAGGGGCTATCAAAACCTGTGACACGCTGACTGTTAATCAGCGGGTCACAGGTCAGAGTCCTGTCGCCGGAGCTTGAGAAAACCAAGGCCCTGCAACCTTTTCTGGGTTGTGGGGCTTTGTGTTGTCCAGCGACTAGGCAGTGCTGGGACTCACTCCACCTAAAATTATTCTTAGGTGAGACATTTTTCCACAGTGTGTGTCCTGTGTGTCCCGTGCCCCCGGTCAGGGCCGCTTGACGGGGGGCGACCGCTGGAATACATTGTGTCCATACTACATGACCTCCTCCTTGTAGTATTAGATGTGGATTGGGTCTACGTCTCCCGCCGTCAGCGTGCTTCGCGCTGGCGGCGGTTTTTGTGAGGGTGTATCGCATTGTATCACTCATTAGTGTCTTCCTTTTCCCATGCCCTCACCTTCCTAGAGTAGACGCTTTGGGGATGGGTGAACAGCTTGCGGGCGTCTCCGGTCACGACGAACACCGTGTTCCGACGAGCGACTTCTTGGTCGATAAACTTAGGCAGATACTTGCCGTCTAGTGGGTGACGCTTGGCGTTTGGATCGACGTAGGCTACCCACGCCACGCCCCTATCTTTATCTGACTCAGCGTGAAGCACCGCCCCGGTCCTATCGGGCCTGTGCTCTACGCCACGGCCAATCCCTCTGCGCCACCCGCACAAGAACTCCCGGCACGACTCAGGGCGATCCTCGTAGATGCCGCACCCACTGGGCGTCAGGTGGACGCAAGGCACCCCGTTGGGTTTGTCCAACTCAGGCACCGCCATCGCCGTGCAACACAGAGTGCAAGCTCCGCACTTCCTGTCATTACCCATTAAGTCATTACCCATTAAGAAAGTTTAGCATTTGGTGATAAAAATACTTTGCTGTCCTCCTGGCCAAGATGGCGATTGCCATCCAAGGGGATGGCGATTGCCTACCATCGGGACATTCCACTTCGGCCATTGATCCGTTGACTATGGCGGGTGAGTCCCAGATGTCCATGACAGCATCGCAGTCATTGAGGCATCCATATAGCTCGACCGCCCCCGACTTAGAGATAAGGGCTACGTCATGGCCGTGCTTCCGTGCACCCTTTAGCGCCCTTGCCCTCGTGCGCCTCGCTTCCTTGGTTCTCATTAGTTTGCCCGTTGGGCGTAAGTGTCTTCTTCTTCCACTCGCTCTGATAAATGGGTAGCGATCTCCAAATAATTAACGTCACGCAAGGCCCCATTCATTAGGTCCCGGTACAGGCCTTCTACGTCGGGTGCCCATTCATCGAATTGCTCACGGAGAATACCTGAGAGATTGATGGCAGATAGTTTCTTGTTTAAGGGGTGGATGGACCCATCAGCCAGGGCCGTCTTTGCAGAAATTTCTTCGCGGGCCAGCATCAGGCAGTGTTCATAAAGGCCTTGGTCGTTATCAATCCACAGATTAACCAACCAAGTTTCCCAATTGGTCCATCCGTTGTAGGTGTCGTCGCTAGAATTCATTTTTATTCCTCCTCGTCGTCGTCGTTGGTGGTGTAGCTGGGGTAATCGTGATCCGGTTCCTCGTCGAAGTGACTGGAATATTCCTCACTTCCGCACCTCGGGCACGGCCACTGCTCTGGTCCAGGCTTGTTATTCATCTCTGCCCTGCCGCAGCCCAAACACACATGATCCATGCAAGCCACTGTTGAACTCCTTGTTTAAATGTGAACCACTTTACCAAATAGTTTGCGCCCGCCTGGCGAGCGGAGGCTGGGCGCTCGGCCAGTTGTAATCCATAGGACCGGGAAGTTGGGGTTCCTGTCCCCGACAGACCCGTAACCATCAGTGAAGTACACGAGCCCTCCGACATCTTCATTGGTCTTATCTATGTAATCGAATATAGGATCGAACGATGTCCCGCCGCCCCCGAAGATGTTTAGCTCCATGGCGTCTGCTCCAGTTCCGTTCTTCAGGTCTATGTCGTACCACGGCTCATCGGTATCAGCATTCTTGTGTATCACACGGTCCACATAGGCTACTCGGATTTTACTTAACCCTAGTTCCTTCGACCACTTCACTAGATTGCTCCGACATTTTTCAAAATCATCTCGGCCCATGGAAGCTGAAGAATCAATGCAAGCATAGAGTGTGTGAGGAGTTTTTATCTTGCTTGGTAAATATATCTTTTTGTGCAAGAACCGCCTGTTCGGGCGCTTGTAGCTGCGGACATGGGAGAAGTGTTTTTTTAAGAAGTGTCGGATGTGGTCTGACGATGCAGTCTTTCCAGTCGATGTAAAGATCTTGTCAACCATGGAGCCCGTGCCCCCACCCACCTGTCTCTCAAGCATTGCCGCCTCTGCCACACGACGGTTGATATTCTGCTCCTCTTTGGCTATCGCGTCCTTGGCCTCCTGAGAATCCCCCTTGCATTCTTGAGGGACTAGGATCTCCCCACATCCATTGTCTGAGGGACCATTGGCGTTGCCTTGGCCACCTGTGGCCTTACCTTGGCCACTTCCATTCTTAGGCTTGGGCTTCCATCCCTTGTCTAGAAGGTCGTTGCATATCTTCTCGACGGGCCATCCGCAGGTAGAGTAATGGTCATCCCATAAAACATTATCTGGTAATGTAAAGTCCACGCCGTAGTTCGGACTATGCATTATGGCACCGTTGATAGAATAGTCAGCACCTATATTCCACAACTCGCTGGCGTCCTCTGTGGAGAGAATGCAACGTTTCATCCATAGCGCGAGTCGTAGGTGGTGCTTGTTCCCGATGTGTAGGGATTCGTGAATCATAATCCCACGAGTGTCGAGATCGTTTATGGATTCCGCGTAAGATCTGTTGACCAGAATTACTTTTCCATCGGTAGCAAACGTCCGCACCTGATCACTTACCTCAATGGGCAAGAAACCCATCAGTTGGTGCGAGCCCGGCGCACACCCAAATAACTTGGAGCGTTGTTTCTTTACGCGCCTTACTATTAGCTCGTCATCCGTCAATATCGAACGCTTCGATTGACCTGCGTACATACCTCCCCCTTTCTCAGTTTTCTGAGGTTATTACCTGGTTAAAATCTCTGGCTAAATTTATTTTTTTATGTAGCAGTAGATCGTCAGGGCTGTCTTTCCAATCAGTTGCCCATGAACTTGTCAAACCTATCTGTCGCGGGCGCTACTGCTGTGCTGATCTCAGCTAACTTGTCGCGAACGCTCTTCCTGTCGGTGCCATCCTCGCCGGATAGGGCGGAGCGGGCAGAGCGGAGATCGCCACCTCCTATATCTTTTATACTTACCATCAGGTCTCGGATCTTGTCAGCGGCGTCGGTCAAGTCCTCGTCATCCAGTGCTTGACGCCACACATCAATTTTATCAGCCAAGTCTTCTAATTTCTTCCAACCCTTTTCGTATGGAAGGGTGTTCTTCCTGTTGTCATCCGCAACGTGGACGTACTCGTCAATACGTTTCACGATAGCGTTCGCCTCAGCCATAACGCTGTCCGCAATACCTCCCACGACATTTGCTATCTTCTGGGCTTGCTCGCGCCTCGCTCCCTCTACGCATCTATCCAAAACTTCTGACGGAGCCTTGAGCCTGATGTCATTACCGATGTTAGCTTCATCTACGAGCGGCTTGATCCGGACATCCCACTTGTATCTCTTTCGTAGGTCCTCAACGGGTATGAAATATTCTTGGAACCTACCATTCAACTGGGTCATTGCCTCGGCCCTAAACAAATCCCACTGGGAAAATAAATTACTTTCCAGCACGCGCTCCCATTCCGTCCTATAGCCAGCCATCGTTTCTTCGTATTCGACCAGTCTGTCCGGCGCAAGTAGGTATTCGTTGCCACTGACACGACCGCCGTTGTCATTGTTTCGTGACGTACTCCATGGGTCGGTCACGCTCTTCATGTACTGCCTAGCTTTGTTCACTGGGCCTTTGATCGCTCGCACTATCGCCTCATCGACGATAGCTACCTGCCCCTTGGCCCTGCGCTTGTCTATTCCCGTGGCATCTGCCCCGGCATCAGACAATTCACTGCACCTCTTTAGGTGGCCGTACTGATCGACGTTGAAGGTAGTGAGCATGAAGTGTTCAAAAAGTTTCTTATTCATGTGTGTTCCCTAGAAGTAAAAGTCTTGATTTCTGGTGTAGTGTCTTACGAATTCCTCTTCTGTTTGAATGTCCTTGTTTAGTGCAAGCGCCGCACTCACACAGGCGACGGACGCTTCTTGGTCGATTCTGTTTACAAACTTAATTATATTATTAATCTGGCTGGCTCCTCCAAGTGCATTGTAAGTACTACGTTTTTTATCCAAGCGAGACACGAGCATACAAATAACACTGCATAGCAGCGCCCTCCCGTTGCGGCTTGTGTCTCTCTTGAGCTTATCTATCTCAGGGCCGTAGCTGTCGGGGTCCGCGAGCATCATGTCTAGGTCCCCAAAATCTTTTCCCGCCTTGTATGTCGAGAACAATTCTGCCGTGCCTCGGAAGCCAATAAGCCCTAGCACTATGGCCTCAGAGACGGGGGACTCCATGTCCAGTCCATCCCTTAACAAATTACTGGTCTGGAAAACTGTGCTAGGCGTACAGAAAGGTTGCCCACTCGCCTCATCGTTCTGGGTGAATAAGAACTGGTCGCCTTGGTACTTGAGGATGGTTGACACCAGGGGGTGCAATTCGTCCTTGTGATATTTCAAGAAGCCCTTGACGGTGGCTCGTACCTGTAGGATGCACGCCCTCCTGATCAAGTCACTGTGCATAGCGAACGCCCCCGCTCCATCGTCCGCACCGTTGGTTGTGCCGATGAAGTATGTGTGGGGCGGCACTTGGTAGTTGGTGCCCAGAGTTCTCTCGTTAAAAAGCTCTGACCAGATCTTAAAGTTCTCTGGCTTCTTCCCCATCTCTTCGGCAATGACAGTACAGCGGATGTCTTCCCGCTCCACACCCTTCGTCCAACTTGCATCTGCTCCCGGCAACGCAGTCGTGACGTACCTGTCGTAGGTACTATCTCCGATAGCGGGCATTGCGAAATCTTCTGGATCGTATCCGGTAGCATTAAAGACCTGCATACCGTACTCGCCTGCTCCTGGCCTACTACCAGAATTGCAGTTCACAATTGACATGGGCTCACCGTCATTGTGGCGGCGAGAGATCTCTATAACCGCCTGCTTGGCGGCAGCAGTCTTACCATGCCCCGGTGGTCCAGACAGAATCACTGGATAGCCTTCCCTCTCTAGCTGGGCGGCGGCTTCGGGCACCTCGCTCGGCTCCACGAACTGTCTAAGGTGATACTCTGAATCGTGCATACCTACCTCCTCTTTCTAGAACTGAGGGGAATTTTTCCCCTACCTTGTTTCGATCCTACGGGTACAACTATTCACTACACACCCCCTCCTTTGGTAATTTCTTGCAAGCGGTTATAGAGTGATTCTGTCTGGGCCTCTGTGGCGCTCATGCGTCCCCCCGCCACCTTATGATATTCACTAAGTATGGATTCGATTTTTGCCACCACTGCGACCACGCGCTTGTGTAGTCGGCCTTCTTCTTGGTCGTGCCACACCAAAAATGTTGCCTTGTCCTGACAGCATGGTCCCCTTGCAGAGTTAAGATTCTCTGCTACTTCAGTCATGTCATCAATACAAGCCTCTAAGTTCTCTGCCATCCAAGATGATAGCGCCATAATAATCCTCTAAGTTTTATTTTTAATAAGTTCTGGTTTCACGCAAACTGTAGCCACTACTGAAACCCACATCTATCAACTCGTATACCATGTACTCGACCTCTCTCACTCTGGCGTCGGATTCTGTCCTCAGTGTTCGCCGTGTGTAAGCTCCTTGGGATAGCTCGGACTCCACCCTTAGGCTGATAGCTTCCCGTATCTGCGCCATTAATTTGTCTACGTCATCCCTGCTCGGATGCAGCATAATCTCCTCCCTGGTCTATAAATTTATTCACGGACATCCCCTTGCTATCTGCTCTCGCCCCTGTAATAGGCACTGATATCAGCTATGACCCACGCGGATATCACACCTGCGGCGTACCCGATTACAAATATTAAAACAAAGTCGTAGAATACTTCGCTGAGAATATTCATAGCTTAGTAATCCTCCGGTTCGATGGGCTCGTCCGCCCAATAGCCTGAGTCGGTGAGAACGTCCTGTCGATACTTGGACAGCTTCTCGTCCACACAGTCATCGCATACCTTGCACAAGGGGATGCCCCGTGCGTCTACTTCCCACCATGTGAAGGGCTGTGTGTGGCTGTGCCCACATGTCACGCCCTTCATTCTCCCGTCATCCTGAAGAGTAGCGATATCTCGTGGTTGGTGGCACGGTGTAGCCTGTCGATCTGCTCAAAGAGGAAGGGGGAGCTATCTAGGTCCTGATCTGACTTAGCCTCCCACCATGCATTGATGGTGGCTTCCCGTATCTTTCGCAGTCTCATGCGCTGGCGCTCTAGTCCATTGTTCTTGCTCATCGCTTGACGTTCTCCTGTATTAATGGGGAAAACTTCCCCGGTTATGGTATTACTTCCTCGTCCCCTAGAAATTTCCCTCGGCTACTTGAAATACCGTGAGCCCTAGTTCCCGATAGGCTTTTACCACCGTGGCCCTGTCATCAAAGATGATGTCGGGCGGGTGATCCCAGTCGATGAACTCCATCTTGGCAACGTGATCGCGACGGCGGTCGCCATCCTTTCTCATCTTCAAGCGCCACGATGAATCGACCAACCGGCTTAACTTCACAAGATACAGAGGGTAACCCCATCCCTTCGCGCATACCTCACGGGTCAGAACGTATTTGTTCAACCATTCAACTGTCGTGTCCCGCTCGGCTTCCCTCCTGCCCGTCCAGAACTCCACGGTATGACCCGCAAGCATTAGATCTTGGCAAAGTTTCACGGTCTGAGGTATCGGAGCGTCCCGCTCGCACGCTGCAAAGAATCCATCCCAATCTTTTTTCTCGCCCACCGACTCGGGTTGGATGAAGTGCAGACGATGGTCTAAATTCGACAGTGTATTGTCGATATCGAATACAATTTTCATAGTTCTCCTCCCTAGGGGAAAATTTCCCCGGTTATGGTATTACTTCCTTGCCGCATCCCACAGTTCGTGGGCGTACCACCACGCCAACAGCAACACGGCCAGCCCTCGCACAGCCCACAGCGGCGGGTCGTGTCTGGCCTCCCCGAGCGCGTCGTCCCAGTCTTTGCGGGTGATCTCCCAGCGCATTCCCATCACTAGGCCCTCTGTTGTACTCATGATCGGTCTCCTTCGGTTACTGGTTTACTTCCGCTCATCCGGCAAGCCGCAGTAGAGGCATTCATCCATTGCGGGATCTTTGTAGCTGTCGTAGACGCAGAGCATGACCGGCGACTCCTCGCAGCCCCAAGTACAATGACCCAGCCTAGGGGAGACAGCGAACTCGTGACCATCCGTTTCATCTGAATGGTAGGTTCCAACAGTGTAGGAGACTGCTTCATCTAGGATGCCAGCGATTGTAACGCCCGCGTCCCTCTGCATGCTCACCATTAACTCTAGGATGGAACGTATATCCCACTTGCTCATGGTCATGGTGCTTTTACACCCACGGTCGGGTGGCTCCAACAATCCCTTCGGGAGTTTACCCTTCAGTCCAGAACCATCCTCCGGTGCTTCTGCTACCTCGTAAAGATCGCTGCAATCTTTCAACACATCATCCCACCCTATGTCTTCGGCTTTCCCACCCATTCTCTCCTTGGCTGCCTCAAGGGACTCCACACACTCGGGTTTTGTGCAGGGTCCGTGGCCTCCACAGTAGAGACACACCCATGGGGAAAATTTCCCCGGCTTATCTACCTCTGGATTCGGATTCCCATACCATTTGGGCTGATCCTTAATGGTCTTTAGCCGCTTTATTCTGGAGGGGATCACGACCATATCATTACACACAGTGCAACATCGACCATCATTTACTGGTTCTGCATTATGTCCTCCGGTCCAGTAAACTTCCCCTATTTCGGGGTGCCTAGTACCATGCATGTCATCAACCGGCCCACTGCAAATGGAACATTGCATACTGCTATCCTCCTGTGCTTGGGGAAAATTTCCCCGGTTATGGTATTACTTCCTCTTGGCCATTCCGGCCTTGCGTCCAATCACGGACGTATCCACGGCCTGCTTCATGCACTTGCTGTGGTCCGTGACCAAGCGCATGGTGTTGCCAGCGGCCATCCACGCCCGCCGCATATCCCTGCCACACCCATGGCACGCATGCTCCTTGGGTATTCTCCGGATGCCGCTCGCTAGTGGGGAAGTTTTCCCCATAGTTGGGCTGGCCTTGACTGCGCCCGCGCTGAACCCCTCAACGGATCGCGTCTGCTCCGTCGCACGATGGCTGTAATCAGCAGGGTCGGTTCTTCCCTGCGAGTATTGGCCTGTCGTGTTAGGAACCCATTGCTGGTGCTTCCCTTCCCGCTTCCATGGCTTGACTAACGGTATCGGCAAGAGGTGTTCGATCTTGCGTAGCCACTTGTCATAAGCCTCCTCATACGACTGGCATCTAACTGCCATGAAGTAGACGGATGGACTTATCGCCTTGGCGCAGGTGGGAACGTTCGCGGCCACAGCCGCGTTGATCCCGTACGGCATCTGCTAGTGCCTCCTCTTGGGTCGTGCCTTCGGTTGGGGAAATTTTCCCCATATGGGTGGCGGGTACACCTCTCCTGTAAGGCCCCGCGCCTTCTTTATCCTACCAATAAATATAACCAATTTCAAGATTTGTGTAAATCCCTATCTAACCCAAGGCTGGGCTGACCTGATGGAGGGGAAAGTTTCCCCCTGTTGACGGGGTGAGGGGCTAATGGTAAAGTAGGATTATGACTAATCCCAATGGTGTTAGCCCGAAACAGTCGGCGTTCGCGGCCTTTGTGGCTGAAGGCGATAGCTACACGGACGCCTATCGCAAGGCGTATGATGCGTCGAACATGAAGGATCAGGTGGTGTGGAACGCATCGTCTCGACTGGCGAAGAACAAGAAGGTGCAACTGCATATCGACGCACTAAAGAAGCGTGACGCCACGGCGGTCAAGGCGCAGGAGAAACTAAGCAAAGACTGGGTGGTTCAGCGATTGCAGGACGAAGCGCAGAACAGTAAGAACCCTGCCGCGACCCGCGTGCGGGCACTTGAGTTGCTTGGCAAGACAAGCGGATTGTTTGAGGAGTCTACTCACATCACGTTTGAGAATCGTACCCCTGAAGATGTCGAGAAAGAACTGCTAGAGAAGCTGGCTGTCTTGTTCCCAGCGAAGGCCTGATAGCAGGGGTAGTATAGTAGGGGTTGGGTATGTTAAAAATCAGATGGGGAAGTTTTCCCCCACATGATTTGGACTAACCCAAGCTAGGCACCCGTACCTCGTGCTGGGGTCGGCTGGACTGATGGGGAAATTTTCCCCAAGGGGTCGAGGCACCCGTACCGCGCGGCTGGCGCAGGGGTGGGGCGGGGTGGGCGGGGCGGGTGGCGGGGTGGCTGGGCGGGGTGGGCGGTTCGCAGTTAAAAACAAGTCGCGAGCACATTAACATCACCTTCCTTACTAGCTCGCGTCCTCGCTGTTAAAGCCGCGAGCGACACTAGCTCGCGTCCTTTCGCTCTGGCCCTCGTGGAACAAAAAAAAGGGGACAGTCAAGCCGAAGCCTGACTGTCCCCTGGTACTGGTTGTTAGTCCTCTAGGTTGAGGACGATCTGGTCGATATCCACGAACGGTTCGCGGTCCTTGCTGTAGTGCAGATCCAACTCGTGGACACTCTCGTCGAGTGCCCGATGCTTCCATGCGTAGTACTCGTAGTAGGCTTCCTCGTAGCTTTCGCGGGTTCTAAGGTTACCCAAGAGGAGGTAGTCCCGGTAGTCGTTCATAAACCGGAGGAATGCGTCGTCGTTCATGCTACGATACCCCTTGGGGACAGCCAAGCCGAAGCCTGACTGTCCCCGGTAGTGAGGGAGATTAGCGGTCCGTGAGCTTGGGACGCGCTTCGCGGATGGAGAATTCCGAATCTCTAGCTTCGTCTAAGAACTTCCGGATGATCGTATTGTCACTGGCGAGGCGGGACTTACAGATCTCTACGGCCCCCTGAGCGGCTAAGAAAACCTCGCCGCTAGGTAGGAGGTGTATAACGACCTCGACATCCTCGGTCTTTCCCTTGGGGCCGAAGGTGGTGGTGGTGTATTCTTCCTTCTTGCCATCCACCTCACGAGTCTCGACTAGATGGGTCGATGCATAGTCCTCGCCCATCAGCCGACGCCGCCCATCCTCCGCGATGCCTACGGCGACTTTCATGGTGCTCTGCGCCGCTCGCGTACGCAACGGATTGGACAGTATGTGACAGAGTTCTGTCCAGTTGAGTCCGTCGGCTCCCTTGACCTTGGCTCTGGCGTAGGCATCACGGGCCAGTGCCGGATCCAGCTTGATGCACTCGACGGTATTTTCAAGGACGCTCCTTCTCATCCGGATACCTTTCGTCGAGTTCTTCTTGGCGTCACTCAGGCTCAGTGACGGAGCCCTACCGACGCCTTCGGCCGCCGCCGCCGTCTGCTCTGAGTGGAGGGCTACGACCTTGCGCTCGGCACCATCCTTGGCCGCCTCAAAGTCGAACTCAATGTCATCACGCATCCGTTTCGTGTCCTTGAGGACGCTGGGCGGGGCGTTGGTCCAGGCGATGCCCAGATCCACGAAGTACTCCGCGCTCTTGCGGTCGGCTTCATTCTTCTCGCCGGTTCGCATGGTGGCTTCGGCTACGCCTGTGACGTAGGCCTGGACCGCCTTCGCTCGGGCCGCGACGTACTCAGCGACTGTTGCTCGTCCTGACATGATACGTTCTCCTGGTAATGAGCAGACATTGCTGCTCGGGTTCAGCACGTTTCGTAGGTGTGCTGTTGTATCCCCCTTCCTTTTGTCTGGGTGGCGCTCACAAGCAGAGTCCTGGCGGCCACTGAAATCTGTATGACCAACGGGAAAGATTTCAGGGGGCGTCAGGCGACACTTGTGTTCATTTCTGGCTTGCCAGGAAATGACAGCGCCGGGTCCCCAGACAAATACATTCTGGGATACACACACTCAGAACCCACGCAGACACTAGCGTGCGTGGGTTCTGACGCTCAGTCCTGGGCAGCTTGTTTCCTCTGGAAGCCAACTGGGTGGGCTGTTTGGGTCAGTTGCGGGAAATGCGGGAATCCCGATCTTGATCGGTTGACCGCATTTGGCTGACAGTAGGCTCGGATTCGGGAATCCCAATCGGTTCCGTGACCGATTGGTTGACCGTATCCGGGCCTTAGGGAGCAAACAAGCTGTTGATTCGCAATTTAAAGGCGCGGAGCTACAACCGCGCCTGTGGATTCGCGGAGCTACAACCGCGAATCCGTCCTGCGAATCATGTCCCAGGAGGCGTCGAAAAGAGCCCTTGCACCATTCGTTCCGCGACGAGAGGGGGGTGAGGGGGACCCCCCCTGCTGGAGGTTTGAGGTTGTCTACACTATAAACAGTGTTTTGCTCAAACGGTGGCCCAATTTTAAACTCTACCACTTCTTCCCACGAGCCATTGCGCTTCAGAACTGATTCTTCGTGGCAGTCTAATATCTAGATTGAATACCTAGCTAGATTATTATTTTAGGTTACTAGGCTAGATTATCTAGACTAGATTATTTAGTCTAGATTACCTAGTCTATATTATCTATATAGATAATTAGGATAGAAAGCTTCTAGATGCTTGGGGGGACGGCGGTGCCAAAGGGGATGAGTTTGGCCAAGGCGAGTGCGTTAACGTTGCTACTGGGTGCATCGACCCTGGTGGCTCTGCGCTATGCGGCCAAGTATGGTTGGCTGGCAGGCACAACGCACTGGATGACGTACAAACACAGAGGGCGTGGATGGCCGTAGACATCGCAGAGATCACGAAACAACTAAACTCCATTTCGCCACACAGCCGAAAAGAGATCTTAGTTCTTCTGAACGAGTTGTCGGAAGCCAAGCAAAGGATTGACGCTCAGAACGACTTCCTGACGTTCGTTAGAAAAATGTGGCCCGCATTCATTGAGGGCAGTCATCACAAAGTCATGGCCGATGCTTTCAATCGCATAGCGGATGGCAGCTTGAAGCGACTGATAGTGAATATGCCTCCCCGCCACACAAAATCAGAATTCGCATCTAACTTATTCCCAGCCTGGTATCTCGGTAGGTATCCGGACAAAAAGGTTATCCAGACTGCCCACACAGCAGAGTTGGCAGTTGGATTTGGGCGGAAGGTTCGTAATCTCGTGGGGTCCCATGGTTATAAGAAAATATTCACCGACGTATCTCTAAGTTCGGACTCTAAGGCGGCAGGTCGTTGGGACACCAATAAGCGTGGAGAATACTTCGCTATTGGCGTAGGCGGTGCCGTCACGGGTAAGGGTGCTGATATTCTTATCGTGGATGATCCGCATTCTGAGCAGGAAGCTGCGCTCAAGGACCCCTCAGTGTATGATCGAACGTATGAATGGTATACGTCCGGTCCCCGGCAGAGGCTCCAGCCCGGAGGTGCGATCTGCTTGGTGATGACTCGGTGGTCAAAACGGGATCTGACTGGCAGTATTATTAAAGCATCCATAGAGAGAGGTGGCGCAGACGAGTGGGAGGTTATTGAGTTTCCCGCAATCCTGCCCAGCGGGAAGTCGCTGTGGCCTGGGTTCTGGCCGATAGAGCAGCTTGAGTCGTTGAAAGCAGAACTGCCCATATCCAAGTGGAGTGCCCAGTACCAGCAGGATCCGACTTCTGAGGAAGGCGCGATCATTAAGCGTGAGTGGTGGAATGAGTGGACGGAAAAAGATCCACCTCAGTGTGATTTCGTGATTCAATCGTGGGACACCGCGTTTCTTGCAAAAGAAACCGCCGACTACAGCGCGTGTACGACCTGGGGTGTATTCACGAACAGCAAGGACGAGCCAAACATTATCCTACTAGATGCGATACAGGAGCGTCTGGAGTTTCCTGACCTGAAGGCCCGCGCCTATGAAGTCTGGAAAGAGTACAAGCCGGATGCGTTTATCGTGGAAGCAAAAGCTGCTGGCACCCCATTAATATTTGAACTCAGGAGAATGGGAATCCCGGTTGCGGAGTACACCCCCAGCCGTGGCAAGGATAAGATTGCTAGGACAAATGCGATTTCTGATATATTTTCTTCCGGGCTCGTGTGGGCACCCAAGAAAAGATGGGCCGAGGCGGTCATCGAAGAATTCGCCTCATTCCCAAATGGTGATCATGACGATCTCGTAGACTCATCTACACAAGCACTGTTGCGGTTTCGGCAGGGTGGCTTTATTTCGATCAAGAGTGATGAGCCGATGGAAGAGTTTTTCCCAGCCCGCAAAGCAGACTATTATTGATGCCCATCATGGGAGCTGAAAAATGCCGATAGAAAAACCAATGGATCCTTTCTTTAATCAAGATGATTTTGAGATGGGACCGACAGGATTCTTGGTAGATGAGGGGGATACGCCTTCGGGTGAGCCCACACTCACGGAAACGGAAGACGGTGGGATACTCGTTGACTTCGATCCCGAAGGTATTTCCGTAAGTGGAGACGATGTGCCGTTTGAGTCGAATCTTGCAGAACATATTGAAGACGGAGAACTAGAGGCTCTTGCATCGGATCTTATTTCTAAGTTCAACGCCGACAAGAGTAGTAGGGGCGACTGGGAACAGAAATATGAAGAAGGATTAGATTACCTAGGACTGGGGATTGAAGATCGCACGACTCCGTGGGCTGGAGCCTGTGGAGTCTTCCACCCCATGCTATCAGAGGCCGTGGTTCGATTTCAAAGCCAGACCATTCAAGAGGTCATGCCCGCACAGGGTCCAGTCAAAACTAAGATCTGGGGCAAGTTTAGTCCCGAAAGAGATAAGCAGGCTAAGAGGGTTCAGCAGTATCTCAATTACCAGCTTTTAGAGGTGATGACAGAATATCGCTCCGAAACGGAGAAGCTACTGTTCAGCCTTCCGCTTGCAGGTTCAGCCTTCCGTAAGATTTACTTTGACCCGTCGCTTGGTAGGCCGACTTCCATGTTTGTGCCCGCCGAGGACTTTGTAGTCGCTTTCAATGAAGCGGACCTAGAACAGGCGGAACGTTATACCCATGTGATGAATCGCAGCACAAATCAGATAAAAAAGCTTCAGGTTAGTAAATTTTATCGCGAATGCGAACTCACCTCATCAAATATCGAAAGCAACCCCATCGCAGATAAGTACATAGAGATTGGGGGCGTGAAGCCGTCCTGGGATAAAGACGAGAGGCATCAGCTTCTGGAGATGCACGTTGATCTGGACGTACCAGGCTTTGAGAGCCCCGATGGGATTGCGCTTCCATATGTAGTTACAATCGACAAAGGCAACAGCAAGGTTCTGTCGATCTACAGGAATTGGTCCGAAGACGATATCCACAGAACCAAAAAGCAGCATTTCGTGCATTATGGATATGTGCCTGGGATTGGATTCTACAATCTCGGCTTGATCCATATGATCGGAGGACTTGCGAAGTCAGCGACTAGCTTACTGCGCCAACTTGTCGATGCAGGAACTTTGTCCAATTTGCCCGGAGGACTGAAGACCCGTGGGCTAAGAATCAAGGGTGATGACACGCCGATCATGCCAGGGGAGTTTCGGGATGTTGATGTCCCCGGTGGTGTAATCAGGGATAACATCGCCTTCCTTCCATACAAAGAACCATCTGGGGTTCTTTATCAGTTGTTTGGGAATATCGTGGAGGAAGGCCGAAGATTTGCTTCGATGGCTGATATCAAAGTAGGAGACATGAATTCGGAGGCTCCCGTAGGGACTACTCTTGCGATCATGGAGCGGGCAATGAAGGTGCAGTCCGCGATCCAAGCGCGTATTCATGCAAGTCTTAAGCAAGAATATAAAATTCTAGCCACGATTGTTCGCGATTATACAGATCCTTCATACCCATACGAGACGGATGAGGGGGAGGGTATCAAGGCAGAAGACTTCGATGATCGTATTGATATCGTCCCCGTGTCGGATCCCAATGCGTCTAGCATGGCACAACGGATCATGCAGTACCAAGCTGCGCTGCAATTGGCAGCCCAGTCCCCTGATCTATATGATATGCCGCTTCTGCACAGGCAGATGATGGAGCTTATCGGTATTCCGAATGCCGACAAGGTTGTCCCAGAAAAGGAAGACATACTTCCTACGGATCCTGTCAGCGAAAACCAGGATATGTTGATACTCCGCCCCGTTAAAGCATTTGAATATCAGGACCATGACGCGCATATGCGTGTTCACATGGCAATAAAAAATGACCCAGACGTTGCACAGATAGTGCAAAATAGTCCAAATGGACAAGCGGTCAGTGGTGCTATGGACGCCCACGTTCGTGAACACCTGGCATTTATCTTCCGTAGGCAGATCGAAGAAGAACTTGGTGCTCCGCTACCGCCGACCAATGAAACATTGCCTCCAAATCTGGAGAAACGACTGAGTGTCATGGTTGCTGACGCTGCTGATCAGATGACGGGCAAGAAAGAGCAGAAGGCTCAAGCGGAACAGCAAGCGAAGCAGCAGGAGGATCCAATCATTAAACAGCGCGAACGCGAACTCGCTATACAGGAACAAGACGCCCAAAGAAAACAGCAGACCGACCAAGCCAAGCAGGAACTTGAGCAGCAAAAGCTCGCGGCGAATCAGGGGCGGGATGCGGCGAAGCTTGAACTGGAGCGCGACAAGCTGGAAAGCAAAGAGCGCATAGAAGCCGCCGGATTGACGCTGGAAGAGCAGGCATTGATTGCGAAGACTAAATCCGATCAGCAAAGGATAGATATGGAGACGCAGCTAGAAGGATTCAAGCTTGGTCGTGAGTTAGGCAAAGACGCGGACGAGGGCACGAGAAGGGATGGGGGAGAGAATGCCTGACGATGTTCTGACATTGCTTAAAAAGAAAATTAGAGTTCAGATGAACGAACTTGCTGATCACTTGGCAATGGGCTCCGCGAAGGATATGGAGGAATATCGAAAAGTATGCGGCTGTATTGAAGGTCTGGCATGGGCGGAGCGCGAAATTATAGACCTAGATGAGCAAATGAGAAACCTGTAAGAGGGACTTGTAACCTGAGGTACGCCATCCTGGCGCAACAATTCAACGAGAGGTCTTAGTGGCTATGCTCGCAAAAGAAGTTACCACGAAGGAAGCTGATGATCAGCTTGGCAGGTTGACGAAAACCGAGGAAGACGATACGTCGGCACCTTCCAAGGACGGTAAGAACAGGTATGCATCACAGTTACCGAAGCCCCAGGGCTATAAACTACTAATTGCACTCCCCGAAATTGATGAAATGACCGAGGGAGGCATCATAAAGTCAGAAGGTTCGCGGCATGAAGAGTCCATTGCGACCGTTGTGGGCTGGGTAATGAGCATGGGGCCGGATGCTTACGCAAATTATGGCCGATTTCCCGGTGGTCCGTACTGCCAGGTGGGTGATTGGGTCGTTTTTCGAGCATTTAGCGGCACTAGGCTTAAAATTCATGGCAAGGAATTTCGTTTAATCAATGACGATACCGTCGAAGCGGTTGTAGAAGATCCCAGGGGGGTTGAAAGAGCATAATGGACGACGAAATCAGTAGGACGAGCGAAGAAGACAAGTTTTTAGGCATTAAGCACACCGTTGACACGACGAAGCCAGAAGAATTGAGCGTCGAAGTCGTGGATGACCGCCCAGAAGAGGACCAAAGGTCTCCCGCAGTCAGAACATCGGACGATGAAGGCTCTGCGAACGAAGAAGAACTGGAACAATTGGGAAGTCGCGCCCAAAAACGCATCAAAAAGCTAAAATGGGAGTTTCACGAAGAGCGCAGGGCCAAAGAGTCCTCCACTAAGCTTGCAAATGAGGCTATTAGCTATACGCAGGGGCTACAAACCGAAAATCAGCGCCTTGTACAGCTTGTTCAGGACTCTCAAGAGGCATTGTCACACCAGGCGAAGCAACGTGCCAGTACTGCGCTCGCCATGGCCGAACAAGCCTTCAAAAACGCACACGATACCGGCGATTCGGGGGAAATTGCGAGAACGCAGCAAGACTTGACCAATGCACAGCTTGCTCAGGCCTATGCGCCGTCTGTTTCGCAGAAAATCATTGACAATTGGAAGCGTAATGTTCTTGCCCAGGACCAGGCGCTGGCAAATGAGGCTTCGGAGCAATATGTACCTGAAGTTCTGCCAGAACCCACTCAAAGCGCTGTGGACTGGCAAGAAAAGAACGATTGGTTCGGCCAAGACAGAGAGATGACAAGCTTTGCATACGGAGTACATGAACGATTGGTAGGAGAGGAGGGTATTGACCCAGACTCTGATGAGTACTATAGATTGATAGATAATCGTATGAAAGAAGTCTTTCCTACGCACTTCAGTACTGGTTCGACGCATTCAAGTAATGCTGTCGTAGTTGATACTGCACCTCGACGTAAAGCGAGTCCCGTGGTTGCACCGGCATCTAGAAATAGTGGTGCGCCATCGCAAAGAATCACGCTGACACAGACCCAGGTTAAGCTCGCGGAACGCCTGGGTATCACGCCACAACAGTATGCGGCACAGCTAATTAAGGAGATGTCCTAATGGACAACGAACGCGCCCCCAGGCAGCCCAGGAAGACAGAGACTCGTGAAAGCGAGGCTCGCAGTATGTCGTGGGAGCCTGCATCGGTTCTTCCAGATCCCGATCCCCAGGACGGTTGGGTGTTCAGGTGGATACGAACATCTATGGTAGGTAGCGCAGACAACACGAATGTTTCCAGAAAATTTCGTGAAGGCTGGGAGCCTGTTAAAGCCGAAGACCATCCAGAACTCCGGATTATGAGCGATCATAAATCGGAATGGAAAGAGAAGGGAGCGATCGAACTCGGTGGGCTATTGCTCTGCAAGCAGTCTGCGGAAAGCGTAGGCAAGAGGCGCGATTACTACGAAAGACACGCCGCCTCACAGATGCAAGCCGTCGATAACAGTTATATGCGGGAAAGCGATCCTCGGATGCCCGTTCTCCCGCCTGATCGTAAAACTCGTGTAACCTTTGGTGGTGGCGGTAAACGCTAAGGTTATCTAACCAGTAATATCTGAAGTAAATTAGGAAAAATAATATGGCTACTACAGCGTCCCCATACGGGGCTAGGCCTATAGGCACTCTTAGTGCTTCCGGGTCGTTTACTAGCAAGACGAGACACTTGCCGATTATCACTACTTACGGCACACAGATCTCCAATGGTGATTTTTGTAAGGTGGCAGCGGATGGTACTATCCAGAAGGATGCTGGCACCACTGCGCTTACCTCAGTTGGAATCTTTTTGGGTTGCTCTTACACGGACCCCACGACCAGCCAGAAGACGTTTTCAAATTATTGGCCTGCATCGAATGCGGCCACTGACGCGATGGCGTATGTGCTGGACGATCCTTCTGTTGTTTTCCAGATGCAAGCCGACGAGGCATTGAACACTACGGATCGCGGTCTTAACGCATCTGTGGTTGTCACGGCGGGCAGTACTACTTTCGGTAAATCTAAAAACGCACTTGATGGCAGCACGCCAGCAACAACGAACACGCTGCCTCTCCGTATCATCGACTTTGTTGACGGGCCTACCAGTCTGCCTCCGAAGGGAACGACGGCAAGTGATGCTTATCCGGATGTAATCGTGAAGTTTAACGCTGCGTCTAGCGGGTCAGCTTCTAATCATTCCTATTTGAACGCCACTGGCGTCTAAGGGGGGTTGACTAATGGCTATTTCACGCGCACAACTTCTCAAGGAACTACTTCCGGGCCTGAACGCGCTCTTCGGAATGGAGTATGCAAATTATGATGACGAGCATACCGAAATCTACGAGACAGAAAGTTCGGATCGTTCCTTTGAAGAAGAAGTGAAGCTTTCGGGCTTCGACGCAGCACCCGTAAAGAGTGAGGGTGATGCGATTTCGTATGACGCTGCACAAGAGTCGTTCGTGGCGCGGTACAACCACGAAACTATTGCCATGGGCTTTGCCATTACGGAAGAGGCCATGGAGGACAATCTTTACGACTCACTGTCGGCTCGTTACACCAAGGCACTGGCTCGCGCCATGGCCCACACCAAGCAGGTAAAGGCTGTATTCCCGCTTAACAACGGGTTTACCGCTGCCTATCAGGGCGGCGATGGCGTGAATCTGTTCACAGCAGATGGTGATGGCGTAACTGGTGGTGACGGTCACCCGCTCGTTTCGGGTGGCAAGAACTCCAATCGTCCGGTTACCGCTGCTGACCTCAACGAGACTTCTCTTGAGGCCGCAGTGATTCAGATTGGTAAATGGACGGACGAACGCGGTCTATTGATCGCTGCTCGCCCGAAGACTCTCGTCATCCCGCCCGACTTGCAGTTTGTGGCGACACGGGTGATGAAGACTGAGCTTCGTCCTGGGACTGCCGATAATGACATCAACGCATTGCGTTCGATGAATATTATTTCGGGAGGTACGGTTGTGAATCACTATCTAACGGACACGGATGCGTGGTTCCTTCTGACGGATATCCCAGACGGAATGAAGCACTTTAGGCGCGTGGCCCTGGAAACGAGCATGGACGGTGACTTTGATACCGGAAATGTTCGCTACAAGGCTCGCGAGCGTTACAGCTTTGGCGTCTCTGATCCCCTTGGGATCTGGGGTTCGCCCGGAGCGTAGTAAGTGGGGGGTGGGGACGGTCCCGTATTGGGGCCGTTCCTGCCTCTTCTTTTCCCTGACTATCAATTTATTGATAGACACTAGCCACGACAGGAGAAACTAATGGCTAACACAACTTTTTCAGGTCCAGTACGGTCGGAAAACGGATTCCAATCCGTTGATAGGAGCGGCACAACTGGTGCCATTACTACTAGGGTGGTTCTAGGTAAGGGTGTCGGACACGCTTCAGGCGTTACGGTTAATACCACAGCAGGCGATAGCTCCGCTATCGGTGAGTTTACCCAGCCAGCCAACACTGTCATCACCGCAATCAAAATTGTGTGTATCACCGCTCCGGTTATCGGAACGGGAGACATTGGGCTTGAGGTTGGAACATCAAGTTCCGGTGCCCAGATTGTTGCGGCGATCACCGATCATATCCTAGACGGCGGCACGACTGTCGTTGTTGGCAATGTCGTAGATTGCACACTGGTAGGCACAACGCATAGTGGTACTACGGCTCCGGTATCGCCTCAGTACACTGGTTCCGAGCGGACGGTTTACTGCAATATTACAAACACTGTAGATGCTACCACTGCGGGATCGTTCACATTCATTATCGAATATGTTACGACTGCGTCGCTGTCCTAACATGACAAACTGAGATAGGCCGCCCATCTAAATGGGTGGGCGGTTCTTATCTCCTATTGCAAGCGGGGCAGGAGTCCTGTCCTTGCGGGGAGAATTAGATGGCTGATGCAGTAACGTCCCAAACGATCCAAGACGGCGACCGTATTGCTGTTTTGAAGTTCACCAACATTTCTGATGGTTCTGGTGAAGCCGCAGTTAAAAAGATTGACGTATCCGCACTCCAAGCGGAGTCTGGTACAGGCAAAGCCTGCGCCAAGGTAGCCATTGAGCAGATGTGGTACGACTGCTCTGGCATGACTGTTGACATTCTGTGGGACGCCAGCACCGATGTGATTTGCTGGACACTGAGTGGCTATGGTTTCTATGACTGGCGACAGGCTGGTCCCCTCGTGAATAACGCCTCTAGTCCTACTGGGGATGTTATGTTCACCACTACCGGCCACTCAAGCGGTGATCGCTATACCGTGATGGTGGCCGTAAGGAAGAGTTACTAAATGTCTTCTAATGCGGAGAGGGAGCGGGCTAAGGCCATCGCCGCGAGCTACGCCTCTGGCGGATTAATTAGTGGCGATATGCTAAAAAAAATATTAATCAAGAATACGAACCTTGCTGACCTATCTCACATGAGGTCCCAGGGGATGGTTGGCAATGGGTCCAAGCTGGCCAAGGGTGGCGTTGTTCCCTACAAGGAGTCTGTACGCAAGAAGTTCGGGTATTCTGATCTGGACTCAGACTGATGGCTACATCTGGAACTTCTGCGTTCAACCTTGATGTTTCAGAGGTCGTAGAAGAGGCATTTGAGCGGTGCGGGCTTCAGTCAAAGACGGGCTATGATATGGATACGGCCCGTAGATCACTGAACCTCCTGTCCCTTGAGTGGACGAATCGTGGCTTAAACTTCTGGACCGTGGAGCAAGGAACCGCTACCGCATCAGACGGTGTTTCCACGATTACGCTACCAGCAGATACTATAGACTTGATCCAGTACTGGATTCGTGATGGGTCTGGCACCACGCAGAGCGACCTGCCTATATCGCGATTTAGTGTGTCGCAGTACTCCACGATCCCGAATAAGCTTACTGAGGGGAGACCCGTAAACCTGTATATCGACAAGCAGCGTGACGCCCCAGTTGTCTACCTGTGGCCCACACCCAACAAAGACTATACGTTCGTTTATCAGCGCATTAGGCGTATTGAGGATACGGGCATTGCAGGGTCAAACAACGCTGACATTCCCGCCCGCTTCCTACCTGCGCTTGTGTCCGGCCTGGCGTATCTCATATCACAGAAGTACCCAGAAGCATTTGCGCGATCTGCCGAACTCAAAGCTGAATACGAATTCCAATGGCAATTAGCAGAGCAAGAAGATCGTGACCGCGCCTCAGTGCATTTTGTGCCTGGAGGGTATAGCTGATGGCCAAGTATGCTGCTGGCAAGTACGCCTTTGGGTTCTGCGACCGCACTGGGTTTCGTTATAAGCTCAAGGATCTGGTCCCGCAGGTTAAGGCTGGCCGCATGACGGGCCTGATGGTTGGTAAGGATATGCTAGACCAAGATCAGCCCCAGAACTTTCTCGGCAGGCTGGGTGATTATGCTGACCCACAGGCCCTTAAGGACCCACGCCCTGATTTGTCACAGGACACTAGCAGGCGATTGTCTGCGTTTGATCCCGTAGGGAATGGAAACGCAGGCGGAGCGGGAAACATCTTGGCACATGGACAGGCGGGAAGGGTGACGGTGACTACATGACCTATGCTGAATTGACTGCGGCCATTAAGGATTATTGCCAGAATACGGAAACAAGTTTCGTGGCTGCGATTGATACTTTTATCAAGCAGGCTGAAGGACGCATCTATCGTTCGGTTAACTTGCCGGTTAATCGGAAAAATGTTGCTGGCACGATCACTGACGGAAACCAATACCTGTCGATGCCTACGGACTTTCTTTTTCCGTTGTCGTTATCCCTAACAAGCTCCAGTAATCAAATCTTTTTGTTGAACAAGGATGCAAATTTTATTCGGGCTACCTACCCCAATGCGTCTACCGAAGGGGTGCCGAAGTATTACGGTGTATTTGACAGCGATACGTTTATTGTTGGCCCTACGCCGAATGCCGATTTTGTCACAGAGCTTCATTATTATTATCAGCCAGCCTCAATTGTTGACACAAGCCCTTCGTGGCTAGGCACCAATGCGGATACTGTGCTGCTTTATGGCTCCCTGATAGAGGCATACACCTACATGAAGGGTGATGCGGACATAATGCAGTTGTATCAGCAGAGGTATCAGGAGGCATTGGATCTTCTCAAGATGCAGGCAGAAGGACGTATGACTGTTGATGAATACAGGAATGGGACCATCAGGGTGCCAGTCAACTAATGTTTATCGCGGAAGTAGGAAGCGTCAGCGTCGTGACAAGCAACGACACAACCCTTGGCCCAGATCATTGGGCGAGGCGGGCGTCTGATCAGGTCATGTCTGTTGGCAAGGACGCGCACCCCTTGATAGCAGAGCAGGCGTTGGAGTTTAAGGGGTTTATTGAGAAGGCGGTAAGGTATTATATGTACGAAGCAATCAAGGAAGATCGTTCTAGGATCGTTACCCTGCTGCGTTCAGCAGGCCATAACGACCTGGCTAACTCCGTGGAGAAGTTGTAATGGCTATTACACAGGCAATGTGTACGTCTTTCAAGAAGGAACTAATGGAGGCGAAACATAATTTCCTTAATTCGGGTGGCAATACGTTTAAGATTGCGCTTTATACGAGTAGCGCGACCATGAGCGCAGCCACTACAGCGTATTCCTCAACTAATGAAATCAGTGGCACGAACTACACTGCTAAAGGAAATACGCTAACGCGGGTAGACCCCTCCAGTAGCGGCACTACCGCTCTTACGGACTTTGCCGATACCTCGTGGTCTACCGCAACATTTACTGCTAGAGGGGCTTTGATTTTTAACGAAGATACCAGTGGTGATACGTCTGTTCTTGTCTTGGACTTTGGTGCGGACAAGACTGCGACTGCTGGTACGTTTACTATCGCTTTCCCTGCGGCAGATGCGAGTAACGCAATTATTCGCATAGCGTAGTATGGCAAACGTAACTGGCTGGGGTCGTTCTACTTGGGGCTCTGAGACTTGGGGCCAGCCTGTACCCATTGAGGTAACAGGTATAGCGGCAACTGGTGGTGTTGGAAGCGTTACGGTAACGGGTGCATCAAATGTTACGGTGACGGGAGTAGCTGCAACGGGTGCCGTGACTTCGGTATCTGTTTCAGCAGACGCCAACCTTGCAGTCACGGGGGTGTTGGCAACGGGGTCAGTAGGAAGTGTTACCGTAACAGGTACGGCAAATGTTGCGCTAACGGGAATAGCAGGAACGGGCGCGGTTAGCTCAGTAGCAGTAACAGGTGATGCAAATCTCACGGTCACAGGAGTGGCAGGGACAAGCGCACTTGGTTCGGTGGCAGTAACGGTTGATGCGAATATTGCCCTGACTGGAATTGCTGCGACTGGCGGGTTGAGTTCGGTGACGGTGACAGGGGATGGGAGTGTCACTGTTACTGGGCTGGCAGGAACGAGTACGGCAGGAAGCGTTACGACGAGCGTGAGTCAAGATATCGACGTAACGGGCGTAGTAGGGACCATGGGGATAACTGGAGTCAATATATGGAGTATTATAGATGACTCGCAGACACCTAATTGGTCGGAAGTATCTGACTCACAGACACCTAATTGGGCGGCAATAGATGACTCACAGACACCAAGTTGGTCGGAAGTATCTGACTCACAGGCACCAAGTTGGTCAGAGGTATCTGACTCGCAGACACCTGACTGGGTGCCCGTGCCCTCGTAATGATTCTGCCAGAGATAGGAAAGAAACATGGCAACATATGTAAATAATTTGCGGCTAAAGGAAATTGCTACAGGTGCCGAATCGGGTACTTGGGGCACCTCCACCAATACGAACCTAGAGCTTATAGCAGATGCTCTTGGTTCTGGTACGGAGGCAATTACGACTAACGCCGATACTCATACTACGACTATTGCAGATGGTGCTGCTGACGAAGGCCGTGCCCTATTTCTGAAATACACAGGAACACTGGACTCTGCTTGCACCATTACGCTGGCACCGAATACCGTCAATAAGATGTGGTTCATTGAGAATGCTACAAGCGGATCTCAGAACATCATCATCAGCCAAGGCTCTGGTGCTAATATTACAATAGCCAGCGGCAAAATTGCTGTGATATACACCGATGGCGCGGGATCAGGCGCTGCTGTTCTTGATGCGCTTGCAGACCTAGAACTAAGCAGCACCCTGAGTGTGGCGGGTGCGACCACGCTTACAGGCGTTACCACGCACGGCGGCAATGTAGTATCTGACACCGATAGCACGGATGATTTAGGTACTACGGGGGTCCGCTGGGCAAATCTTTATGTAGACGATGTTGTGGCAACGACAACCGTCAAACCCGGAACCCTAGTTCTAGCGGCTGGCTCAATTACCGATACATCAGGTGCCATCACGTTCGGTAACGAGAATCTAGTTACCACGGGTACACTAGGGAGCGGAGCCCTAACTGCTAGTACGATTGCCGGTACAGATATCACGGCCTCTGGCGATGTCATCATCGGAACCAATCCAGCATCTTCTGGCGACATCAGGCTCAACAAAGACTTTCAAGTATATACCCGTAACAACGCCAACGATGCGAACAAAGTGGTGATGGGTGAAAATGTCGTAACAGGCAATGACACTTTGGATATCGGGGACAACACCAAATGGGCCGCTATTCGTTTCCATGTATCAGTTGCCAACGTGATGGAGCTTACGCAGACAGCCATCAACCTCAACAAGGCGGTCACAGCCTCTTCCACTCTGGCAGTCACGGGCGACGCGACCGTCACAGCCGATGTGATCCTTGGCACCAACAATACGTCGAAACTTATAGGGATCAACACTTCGGGCGCTGAGACAGATTTAGTTTATCTGGACAATGCGAACGATGTTTCCCTTGGTGGTGGAGGCAACAGTGTAACTATGGCGGGCGACCTCAAGCTGGCCGCCACCAAGAAGCTCTACCTCGACGGCGGCGGCGACACCTACATCATAGAAACTGGCACTAATGCGGTTGATGTGTTTACCGGAGGCACCGCCAGATTGAGAATAGAGAACGGGCACATCGCCATTCCGGCTACCAACAAGTTTTACCTCGACGGCGGCGGGAACACCTACATCGTAGAAGAGTCGGCTGATGATCTGCATTTTGTCACTGGCGGAACTGCGCGTCTGACCATCGCGGCAGATGGTAAAACACACGTTAACGGAGGCACGGCTGCTGCGTATCCTGCGGCGGGCTTCGCGACGTTCTGGACTACCGCAGACCAATATGCGGCCAACTTCCGACATGACGGAAACGCCACTACAAGTGTGGGTATCAGTATTATTTGTGGTGCAGATGACGCCGCTGGCACCAACACTGCCGTTTCCATCTTATCGGGTAATGGCACTACGCAGGGAACCATCACCTTCACTTCTGGAACCGTTAGTTACAACGCCTTCACTGCTGGTCACGACGCATCACTCCCAGTTGGCGAAACAGCTTACGCCTACGGGACGCTGGTGGAGATTGTTGAGATTTATTACAAGCAAGAAGACGGACAGGACATGGAGCGCGGCATCCTCTACAAGGTGCAGAAATCTCAGTCGGCTTACGCCAAGAACGTCTTGGGTGCCTACTCCGGTCAGTACACAGAATCAGTAGTAGATGACGAAAACCTCCACCAAATCTATTGCTTGGGTGACGGACATATTATTTGTAACGGTGAGAACGGCGACATCGAAGTGGGTGATGGGATTTGCACCTCATCAACGGAAGGCGAAGGCATGAAGGCCGATCAGCTTTCCATGATTATCGGGATGGCCCAAGAGGATACGAGCTTCAGCAGTGCCTCAGAAACTAAGCTTGTTCCAGTCCAATACGGCCTGAAACAATTCCAGCCTTGGAGCTAACAGCGACTGACCACTAGGGTCATTGAGCTAGAATCCACAGTTCAGTAACTATAAGAAGGACGAAGCAAATGAGGATCTTCAAGCTAGACACAGCAGTTGATGGGTACACCCACGGCGAGGTTTACGATGAGAGGCGAGAACACTCTGCCGGGATGCTGGTGGTCGCATTTCACTACGGCACGATGGACGGGAAGGACTTCATCCCCTCATCTCTCGGGAATCGTGGGTCGCTGACGATGAGCGTAGAGGACATGACAGATCTGCGAGATGCCACGACGGGTCGCCCAGCGGATCTCCCGGCCTATGAGTACAGGACGGAGGATGTTATTGAGTTTCTCCCAACGCTGAAGGTTGCGAGAGAAGCTCGGGCAGCCGCAGCAGAAGCAGCAGAAGAGGGGTAGTATGATTGAGATTCCGACCTGATGACGCCGGAAGCAATTAAGGAGTCAGCTAACGTCAGCTTCTCTTTGAGCTTTTTGCTGCAACTTGTTGGGATACTGATGGCGGGGGTATGGGGATACTCACAACTTGACGCCCGCATATCAACGATAGCCAACGCCTCTGTGCAACACACTGAGGGAATTGAAAGAATTGAGACTTCGATGGAAAAAAATCAGGATGCCCCAATTAGCTCAGACCACATCCAGAACACAAAGCTGAACTGGTTAGAATCTGTTAATATTGATATGCTGACGCGGTTGGATAGAATGGAGGTGAGGATGTATGAAATGAGGGGCGAGATAAGGGGTGGCAATGGATCCTGACATGACTGCCTTGATTACACTGCTCTCTGGCCCCCTAGTGCCTATCCTAGCGGCTGGCGCTGCCTATGGAGGGGTCAAGGTGGGCCTAAACGGGCTAAGGGCTACAGCAAAAGAACTGGAGAGATTGTGCCAGAAACTTGATGACCGTCTGGATCTTCATTCAGAGCGAATTACAAAGCTTGAAGTACAGACGGAAGAGCGTACTGGGCGAAAATAAGCAGGGCGTTGCCCAAGTTGAATTGATCGTCAACAGATCCAACGACACGATGAGTCTACATGGAGAGTGTTTTGCGTCGATTGAAACGGAAATCAAAAACCTTAAATACAAAAAAAGGGTTACCAATGCCGAATAACGAAGAAAATAAAAGTACTTCTGAAAGTGAGCCCGTGGATGCAAAGGCGAATGGCCAACTTACCAGAGATATTTGTTTTTCTTTAGAGCAGGCCAATTTAGCTAAAAGCTTGCTTCAGGCCGTAAACGAGTCTCGTGATGTACACGTTAATGCTCAGTCCAGATGGGAAGCCTTTCTCGTAGGTGTAGGTATGCGTCCCGGCGATGAGATTGTCGGTGGTGACCTAGACAGTAATGATCGGAATAAGCGTTGCTTGACGATTAAGATGAGCAACGGTATCGCTAAGGAATAACGGCTATGCCCTTTACAAAAATCGCACCCAAAGCTGGGCTTTTCACGGATGGTACTAGGTACTCCGCGCAGGGTACTTGGTATGATTCTGATAAGGTGCGGTTTCGTAAAGGGTTTGCCGAAAAGATCGGTGGCTGGGTTAAGTATGTTGCCGCAACTTACTTAGGAACTGCCCGAAAACTCCATGACTGGGCTACCGATTCCGGCAATAAGTATGTCGGACTTGGAACCAATCTCAAGTTGTATGTAAACCTTGGCGACAACTACTACGATATTACGCCTATCCGCACCACACTCACGCTTGGCACGGATAAGATCACGGCTGTCGATGGCACTGCTGTTGTCACCATCGAAACAGCTACAAACCACGGGGCAGTTGTAGGTGATTATGTAACTATTGCGGGCGCAACGGCTACGGCAGGTATCGGCACGGGCGCACTCAATACAGAACATCGTATTGTAGCACTTGGCGATCCTAGTGATGCCAACCCCGACACGAAATTCCGGGTTGTGTGCTCTACGAAAGCAACGTCCAGCGCGAGCGGTGGTGGAAGCAGTGTAACTGCTGCATTCCAGATCAATACTGGACTCAATACTTATGTATCGGCATCTGGCTATGGCGCAGATCCTTGGGGATCTGATGGTTGGGGATCTGGAGCCGGAATAGGTCAAGCCAATCAGTTACGCTTGTGGTCCGTAGTCAATTTTGGCGATGACATGATCGCCAATGTTCGGCAAGGGAATATTTATTACTGGGATGAGAGCGTGGGTACGGGAACTGCTGCTGTAGCACTCAGCGGTATAACACGCCGTACCCTGACTCTTTCAAGTGATCCGGTAACAACCGCTAGTGGTTCTACTGTTATTACGATCATTGACAAAGCCGGTCATGGGGCAACCGCTGGAGATACGGTTACGGTTTCGGGGGTAAGCGGGGCCATAGGCGGCATAAGTGCGGCAAGACTAAACGTGGAGATGACCGTAGCCTCTGTTACAAATAAGGCCACGTTCACGGCAGATGTTGGTGGTTCAAATGCTACTGGCACGGCCACGGGTGGCGGATCCGCCGTAGTTGCAACATACGAGGCCGGAACCTACTACACGCCTGTCGCCGCTCATCAGGTGATGATGTCGGATGTCGCCCGTCATGTGATCGCATTTGGTTGTAATAACATTGGCGAAACTACGATTAATCCGCTGCTTGTCAGATGGTCTAGCTCAGAAGCTGCTGGGGTATGGCAACCGCTATCGACCAATAGTGCTGGTGGCCAGGAATTACCGGCTTGTTCGGAAATTGTCGGTGCAATGATGACACGCCAGGAAATATTGATATGGACCGATTGTGGCATCGTCAGTATGAGATATATAGGTAGTCCCTTTTACTTCTCGTTCACGGAGACGGCCAAGGGGATGTCGATGGTGTCGCCCAATGCGGCGATAAACGCAGGTGGTGCAGTCTACTTCATGGATCGCGGTGCATTTTACACTTATACCGGAACAGCGCAGAGACTTGTCTGCCCTGTACTGGGCACTGTCTTTGATGATTTCGATGATAGCCAATCCCATAAGGTTGTTACTGGGTCAAACACAGACTTTTCCGAAGTCATGTGGTTCTACCCATCTGAATCTGGTGATGGGGAAATCGACAAGTATGTCGTTTTTAACTATGCCGAAAACATTTGGTATACCGGAACGATGGTGCGTGGCGCATGGAACCATGCGGGCACTAAGCCTTATCCGCTTGCTTCTTCGATACGAGACAGGGACCTAAGCAGTGATGCGATAGCGACAAGTAGTGGCTCTGGCACAGTCACGATTACAGACGCGGACCACGGGCTTATCGTAAGTGACAATGTTATTCTGGATAGCGTAGCGGCAGTCGGTGGCCTATCAGCCTTGGTGCTCAACGACCAGCATATTGTTGCATCTATTACGGATGCAGACACCTATACGATTACCTTGGGGGACCTCGCTACATCTTCTGCCACAGGGGGCGGGGCCACGGCAAAAGGTATTTATCCGAACTTGTTGTACAGCCACGAAAGCGGCCATGACGATGATGGATCAGCGATGACGGCCTATATCGAAACGGGCGACGTAGAGCTTGGTGATGGCTATCAGTTTTGGTCACTGAATAGGATTATCCCAGACATCCAATTTAGAGATGGTGATCCTGGCAATGAGGTGACAGTGAGCCTGAACGGACACAACTATCCCGCACAAGCGCAATCTGAGATAGCCAGTGCCACGATAACACCCACTACAGACCAATCGTTTATCCGTGGCAGGGCCAGGCAGGTGTCGATGAAGGTAGAGAGCACGGGTTCTGGGTACGGCTGGCGCGTAGGTCAGGTAAGATTAGACGGCAGAACGGACGGCAGACGATGAGAATAAATAATGGCTAAAGATTCTATATTAAAACGAATCGGCGTAGCTGGTTACAATAAACCAAAGCGAACGCCTAAACACCCTAAGAAGTCCCATGTGGTCGTTGCCAAGGAAGGGTCTAAGGTAAAGACGATACGCTTCGGAGAGCAGGGTGCGAGTACTGCTGGCAAGCCAAAGGCTGGTGAATCTGATCGCATGAAAAAGAAACGTTCCAGCTTCAAGGCGCGTCACGGCAAGAACATAAAGAAAGGCAAAATGTCCGCAGCCTACTGGGCTGACAAGGTGAAGTGGTGATGATATGAAAGGGGTAAAGCACTACAGAAAAGACGGGTCAGCGCATACTGGCAAGAATCACAAAATGAAAGATGGCACATTGCATAGTGGCGTTACGCATACTGCGTCTAGTGTAAAGCTATTTCATTATGGTGAATTGAATCAAAAGGCAAAAACGAAAGCCAAGAAGGGTTGGCGCAAGTAAATGCCAATTAAAACCTATCGGGCATTGAACTCTGCGCCACCAGAATATAAGGAAGTAGACGAAAGTCTATCTCGTAGAACCATCGAACAAAACTTCCAAGATGTCAGCAGCGACATACATTCTGTAAAGGTGCAAGCTGACAAGGACAGTTCTCTGTCACTCCGCAAATATCAATTCTTGTTGCTTGGTGCTAGCAATGGCTGATACATTAAAGGTACTGGGGCAATCAGCACCGTTAGCTACAACTAATACCGATCTGTACACGGTACCAGATGCTACTGTAACGACGGTCAGTTCTATTGCCGCCTGCAATCGTTCCGGTGGGGCACTCACCTTCAGGGTGGCTGTCCGTCCATCGGGCGCAACCGTAGCAAACGAGCACTACATCTACTACGGGAAATCGGTTGCCGCCAACGACACTGTATTCATCATTGTTGGCATAACCCTAAGCGACAACGATGTGATTACAGTTTATGCAAGTTCAGCAGATATGTCGTTCAGTATCTTCGGCGTAGAGACGAGTTAGGCTATGTCCAGTATGAACGAGCCAAGAACGGATGCACAGGGCCTTCCAGTCCTCTTTAGCGGAGGGCTAGGCCCCAATGGACCAACAGGGAGCTATAAATACGCACAGGGCCATCCAAAGTTTGGGCAGCAATTTGACCCAGCGGACGATCCAAGAAACAGGCCTCCTTCTCCGATGGGAAATAGAATGCAAATTATGAGTAGCGGCCCGTTGATGAACTATAGCCCTGGCAGAGGTATCGGTGGGTTGCGTGGTCAATTCCAGCAGCTACAGCAGAGGCGGCAGCCACAGCAGATTGAGCAGCCACTATTTGGCCCGAACGAGCGATTTAGGCCTGCGGTTCTCAAACATGATAATGCGCTGCGACAGCAGCAGATGCAACGCCCTCTTCCATATGGCGGTGGACCAGGCTACGCCATACCACAATCGCCTCCACCCTCCGCTCCTAATAATCCTAGTAGCGCAGGTGGAGCCCCAACGAGTTGGAAAATGAGTATTGAACCCATGGCTGGTGGCGGCATGATTCAGGGCTATCAGAATGGTGGCATGATTCCGGGCTATCAGAATGGTGGCCAAGCCCTAGTGCCCTACGAGGCGAATACTGCTGGCCACACGCCGATGGTCTATTCCAATGGTGGTTGGGTTCCTGCCTACGCCAACGGTGGTGAAATTCCCGGTTATTTCTTGGGCGGCAAATGGGGCACCAAATTTAAAAATCTTGTTAAAAAAGCTGCACCCGTCGTACTTGGAGCAATTAATCCTGCGCTTGGTGCGGGTATTGGCGCGTTAATAAGTGGTATTGAAAATAAAAGCTTGAAGTCTGCCCTAGCGGGTGGCATGAAGGGCTACTTAGGAGGAAAGGCCTTGAGTGCGGGGCTGAAGGGTGCTGGCCTAGCTGGCGGAAAGGGCGAGAGCCTGATGGGCGGAATTAGATCCATAGTCAGGGGTAAGGGGTTATCTCAAGGCGCTGGTAAGGCGTATGATTATTTGTCAGACCCCAGAAAAATAGCATCGGTATATCCGCTTCTGGCCGAACTTGAGGCACAGCAGGCACAGGAGAATCCGGATCCAGAGACTCAGATGCCGAGTGCCTATACCGCCCAAAGCCAAGCTATCATGCCGCAATCCTCTACTCCTGGCTATGTCGCACCAGCACAGGGCTATGCTAGTCTGCCAGGAGGGGGCACTCCTTCTCAGCAAACGGGGGCACTAGGCCCTCTTCCGCGAGCAGAAGGTGGATTGATGTCACTTCCGCTTCCGGGATACCAATCGGGTGGGTCGTTCCAAGAGAGACACCCAGGCTTGACATACAGTCAGAGTGGGGGATGGTGGAAGGATGGCAAGCAAGTGGAACATTCAAAGCTTCCTAAAGAAGTTCTGTCTCTTTACCAGGATCCCAACCAAGGTAAAGGCTGGGGGACTGAACGACCGGGGGGTAGGGGGGCATATTCGAAAAAAAAGCCTGCTGCTAAGTTTCTTAAAGGATACGAACAGCATAAACAACGAGCTATTGTCAACGCCAGGAACTATCAGCGAGAGCAGGCCAATTATAAGCGTACAGGAGAGTGGAAACGCGACCACATGGGCAAAGTAAAGGAGGGTGGCTTTTACCCTTCCCCTGAAGTCTTCGATGCTAGGTTCAGAAAGGGTCTAAGCCAGGAACAGATTGATGACAGGCTAAAAACCGCTCAGTTCGCAGTAGCGGACGAAAGAACTAAGGTAGCGATGACGAGAGAGTGGGAGGACAATAAGGACCTTACGGGAACAACTCAGGGCAGGATTGATAGCTTCTTGTCTGAAAATTTTGGAACTCCTATTCCCGATAGAGCGCCGAACAAGGAACAGGTGGCTCGGGCTCGGCAGAGAGAGGACGAGGACTTTGATCGTATGGCCGTTCCCTACTCTGAACGAAACACGGGTCCTGAACCATCCGCTGAACAGATAAGAGCTAACGTCCAAGGAGCATATCGCTCAGATCGGTCCTACCAAGAGGCCCTTAACAGCGCACGAGGCCGAATTAAACAAGTTTTAGACCCTGGATTTGCCAGAAAGCACAGGGAGAACATCCGTGGAGGAGTAGCGGGACCAGGCTATAAAAATGCAGCAGAGCAACGAGAGGCCCTGGAGGCGCAATATGGCGACTTAGACAAGTTTCTCGCGAACACCACGACCGAAGCCACCGTAACTGGCCCTGGTGGGGTTGACTTACATGACGGGCGAGGCCCGATACCCATACGCGAGGCCTACCCCCATTTGTTTACCCCTGACGGGAGACGCATAGCGGGCCTAACAAAAGAAGAGCAGGCCAAGTATACGAAGACTGGGGAGCCGGTTAGTCCAACAGATGCGCCGGGGCCGTTCGATCCGACAGATGTGCCGGGGCCGAATGTTTATCCACCGTCACCGTTTGATCCAATTGATGGGGATCCTGGGAGCGGCAGGGCACCGGCTACCGGGATTGATGCAGGAGGCCCAGGGGGCCATTGGAAGCCTAAGGCAAGGCCGAGGGTGATGCCGAAGTCGCAGACCAGATTCAATACGAAGACTAACGCAAGCCCGACTCCCGCATTTTCTTCGGACCCCACCTATCGTGCTGGGCTGATGGCTGAAACCGCATCGGAAACCGGGAACGCTCCAATGGTTGGGCACAATCCGTTTAATATGCCCACAGCCGGTCAAGCTTCTCAATTTGGTCCTGCTTATGGTGGGTTGATGGGCAGACTTGGTGGACAGGAGGAACTAGGCGCAGGTCCGGCACCGCAGATGCAACCGCAGATGCAACCGCAGATGCAACCGCAGATGCAACCGCCGATGCCGTCAGGCACTCCAATGAGGGCGGACGGTGGTCCGATTGACCCCTCTATGATGCAACCGGGGGGCGAGGAAATGCCTCCAGAGATAGAGCAGGTTGCCATAATGGCCCTGAAGGGTCAGATGCCTCCCGCTCAAGCGGCAGAGCTTCTTGATGAGATTAGAAAATTATTTCCTGCACAAATTGACGAACTAACCAATCAAATACGAGTCATGGCAGCGAGTGAAGGTGGAGCGGCTGGGCTAGTAAGTGAGGGATACCTGCCTCCTTATCCAGATAATGGATTGCAGGGCAATGGCGAAGTAGACGATATGGTTGCCATTGGCCCGATGCCGACCTCTGGCTATCAGGCTGGTGGCTCGACAAAAGATTTTGAGAAAGCCTTTCAGGAGCGTGTGGCTGGCGGAGGTCCGCTTCCCGTAAGGGCGCTGCTCGCTGGAGGGGAATACATTGTAAACGCAGGTGATGCAGAAGCAGGACGACAAGAATTAATAGATGCAGCCACTGGAATTGATCCCAGGTTGTCTCCCGGTGCGGCGGTATGGGATGACTTTGTTGGCAATATCAACGGATAAAGCTATGCCTAGAAAAATTAATTATCCTGGTTATCAGGTTGGTGGATCGACATCCAACTCTGACGCCAAGCGCGATAAGGCGAGGTACTATGACGAACTAATGGGTCAGGAAAAAGATCCAGAAGATAGAAAAAGTATATTTCAACGGCTTTTTGGTGGATGGGATAACCGCCTTCGCGGGGAAGAAGAAGCTCGTGAGCAGCACGAGGCTAGGGAAATACGGAGGGAAGATGAAACCGAACATAGAAGACAGATACTGTGGGAGCTGATGCGGAAGGCAAGGGAAAGAAGGCGCACACCGAGAAGAGCTTCTGGCGGCATAATTGGGCTACAAACTGGTGGTCCCTCACCTCAGATGTCCGAGGTTACCTCCTATGGAGTGCCGCAGCAGACCGAGCACCAGTGGGCCAATCTTACTGATCGTATCGTAAACGAAGGAAGTCGCGGCTATCAGCAGTATGGTGGGCAAAGGTTTGCTGGGTTTACAAATCCTGAAGCTGCTGCAATGGCTGGCCAAGTTGCGTATGGCCAGGGCATGGGGCCGATGGGGACTCGTCAGGCGGCTCAAACGCTTGGTCAGGCTGGCCAAATGATCGGTGGTGCCCAGCAAGGACTAATGGGCCTACAGCCACAGTACGCTCAAATGGCCGGTCAGTTTGGATCTGCCGCAGCACAGGCACAGCAACAGGCACAACAGGCCGCTCTGGGTATGGGCCGACTTGGTGCCCGCTCCGAACTGCAAGGCCGTCTTGCTGGTGCGGGGATGAGGCAGACAGGGGCGGCGGGACAAGCAGAGCAACGACTATTGGGCATAGGGCAAGCGGCACAGGCCCAGCAATCCCAAATTGAGCAACAGCGGCTAGGTGCTGGACAGGCACAGGCCGGTATGGCAGGCCAACAGCAAATGTCTGGTCTAGGTGCAGGAATGGCGGGGGCAGGCCAGGCTGCATTAACGGCACAGCAACGATATGCTACTGGAATCCAGGGGCTTGGAGCCGGTGCGGCAGGACAGGCCCAGTCCCGTGAGGCGCAGGCGGCAGGACTAGGACAGCAGGCACAACAAGCTGGTGCCGCTGGACAGGCCCAAATGTCTGGCCTGGGCACCCAAGCTCAACAGCTTGGCCAAACCGCTATGGGCCAGATGGGCGCTACTGGGCAGCAAGCTCTTGGAATGGGCCAACAAGCCATGGCGCAAATGGGTGGCTTGGGTGGTCAGGCAGGAGCGTTAGGTCAGGACATTAGAGGTCAATTGGGTGGAACCGGATTACAGGCACAGCAAGCTGGCCAGATAGGTGCCGCCGATATACGGGCGGCTGGCCTTGAGGGTCAGCAATCAGCACTGGCGGGCCAAGAGGCCATAACTGGCGTAGGTGGTCGAGCAGGGGCTGCTGGAGCACAAGCCGCTCAACGTATGCGTGACATAGGCGGGCAGGCCCCTCAGTTGCAGAGTGGCGCAGATTTGTCTGGCTATATGTCTCAGTACACTGCTGGTGTCACTGATCCTCAGTTACAGCAGTTGATGGAATTCCAGAGGATGCAGGGTCAGGAACTGAAGTCGAAAGCAGCCCAGGCTGGCGCATTCGGTGGTCTTCGCCAAGGTGTCGAAGCTGCAACACAGGCGCGGGACGCCTCACAGCAAGCCGCCGATATTATCGGCAAGTCACAACAAGAAGCATTTCAATCCGCACAGGCGGCATTTCAAGGCGACAGGGCGGCACAGCAACAGGCCCAGCAGGCCGGACTTAGCGCGGAGCAGCAGGCGGCACAAGCCCAACAGTCTGGCCTTGGCCAAGAACAACAGGCTCAAATTGCAGGAATGGGCGTTGCCCAGGCTGGACAAGCAGGCCGTCAAGCGGCTGCACAACAAGCTGTGCAGGCACAGCAACAGGGTATTGCTGCCTTACAGCAAGCCCAACAGTCTGGCGGCAGTGCTGCACAACAAGGCATGAGCCAGCAAGCGCAGTTGGCACAGCAAGCTGCTGCCGCTGGCCAACAGGGTGTCGCTGCTCAATTACGGGCACAACAGGCTGGTGTTGGGGCTGCACAAGCAGGTGGAGCACAGCAATTACAGGCTGCACAGCAGGGTATGGCCGCAGGTCAGCAGGGCAGAAACGCACAAATGCAGGCTATGCAAACAGGTATTGCTGCTGGCCAGTATGGCAGTGATGCCCAGATGAGGGCGCAGCAGCAAGCTGCGGCTATGGGACAGGCTGGCGCAGGAACGTATCAGCAAGCTCTCGCGGGACAGGGCGCTCTTGCAGGACAGGGTATCGGCATGGGTATGCAGGGACTCGACGCACAGCAACGGGCCGCACAGGTGGGCGCACAGCAATATGCACAAGGGCTGGTACAGCAACGAGACGCCGCTCAAGCAGGCGTTGGAATGTCCCAGGCGGGCCAACAGCAGGGCTCCCAGGCAGCGCAAGCTGGTACGCAGCTTGGGCTAGGTGCCTTACAGGCCGCCCAGGGTGCCCAGCAGCAAGGTTGGGGCACCTATGGCCAAATGCTCGGACAACAGCAAGGCGCGGTAGGGGCGCAGGGCCAATTGTATAACCAGACGGGAGCGATGGGTAGTCAACTAGCCGGTGTCGGTGGACAACAGATGCAGCTAGGTGGCCAGCAACAGCAACAGCAGCTTGAAAGATTGCGAGCGATGCAATCAGCGGGCGAAAACCAGCGTAGAATGCAGAATCAATCGCTCTCTATGGGTTATCAGGACTGGCAGAACCAGCAAGATCAAGAAAGAGCAAACATTGGGTGGCAACAGGCCGCTATGTCTGGACTTCCCTACCAGGGATCCGTTACACAAAGCAGGTATACGCCGCAACCGAGCAACACCTCTAGTCTTATGGGCGCTGGTATTGCTGGCATGAGCGCCTGGAACAGCTACAACCAGGGCAACCAGGGCAAACAGGGCAAACAGGGCCAGAACAGATACAACAACAGCTACAATCAGGACCCAAATGTCTTTGCCGGTTCAAACATGGGTATGCAAAACCAAACGAACGGCAACTCAGAGCCAGGCAGTATCTGGAGCCAAAACGATGCTCTAACTACGAGCGGCAAATGGGATAAAAACAACCAAAGCAACTCAACTTGGTGATGACGGGAAATAATAATGGCTATTAGTTTTGTACAATGGGAAAAATATGTACAGAGTTTCCCTGATGACCGCCTTGGGCAGGAGTTTCAGAATCCGGGAAGCACCGTTGCTGGCGAAGAAAAACCACCACAGGCCGTAATTATAGCCGAGATGGGGACCCGTAACGCAGCAAGAAAGGCCGATAAGGCCATGCAAGCTAGTCAGGGGGAGCCATCAGGAACCATCGGTGAACAAACCTATGATGAGTTTGCTGGAGAAAGCCGTCCTGCGGGTGGTCCCGGTGGCGGTCCTTCTCCTGGGGCCATGAAAGCTAGTAAGGGGCAGCCTGGCGGTCCTCCAATGGGTCCCGGTGGCCCTCCTCCTGTCGGTCCTCCCATGGGTGGTCCCCCGATGATGGCCTACGGTGGTTCTGTTCCCGGATATCAATACGGTGGTTCTGTTCCCGGATATCAAGACGGTGGAGATACCGAAGATCCTGGGTGGATGCGTAGGCTTGTGGGCATGGCTACTGGTGCGGACTCATGGGAAGATGCAGCAGAAAATCCTTTTAGGACTGCTGGGCACACAGCACTTACGGCTGCGATGATGCATCCCGGTGCGAGGATTGCCGGTGGGATAGGACGGCTTGGGTCGGGGCTGATGGGACTAGGAAGCGGTTCGGGTATTTTGTCAGCCATTGGCAGAGGGACGGTTGGCATGGCCGGGAAGGGTGGGATGGGCAGTCGCCTAGCTAGACTTTTGGCGGGCAATAAAAGAATTAGTAGTACGGGTGCTGCTAGGCGAATACCTGGTAGTGTTAAGGAGGGGAGAGAAGCTTTGAAGCAGGCGACTTTTGGCCCAGGTGGACGATTAAGGCCTGGATCCAATTTACAGACATATAGTGCGCGCAGGGCTGCTATCCGTGCCCAAAGGGTAAGTGACGCTGCTATTGGTAGGGCGGTAGCATTAAGGGGGGGAGGATTGGGGGTAGCAGGATTACTCGCTCTGGATCCCTTTGATGGGCCAGAACCAATGTCAAGTGACGGCACCCCGCCCGAACCTCCACCAAATACGGATCTCTCAAACTCGTCTGCGGTACGCGCAGATAGGTCCAAGGGATTCGCAAATGGAGCGTATGATTGGCTAGATGAGGAGTCACCGACAGAGAGAAACCTGAGACGACT